TCACCGCCTGCGGATACGATGCAGCATGATCGGAAACCGCTCTAGGTGGGAGTGCTGCTTCTTAACGAGGACATGCTTGTGTCTATCCTCAGCATCGAATATACCCTTGGCCTCTACGATGATGCCGTTAGGGAGTATGAAATCGGGAGTGTACTTGGCGTCCCTCTCAGGGATCGAATAGCCTACCTTCATTGTCTCATACTCATAAGGAACTCCTCGCTCCTCAAGGTCCTTGGCGATCTTCGCTTCGAGACCTGAACGATAACCGTTAGCTAAACGAGGAGCCTTGCCAGCGGCTCTATTAGAGGTCCAACGCCGAACCAGAGGAGCTTTCGCCACCTTCCGCGTCACCTTCGTCAAACCCGCCAGAACCTTCGTACTCATAGCCGTCCTCGACCTCATCGAAGTCAGAGGAAGCAGAGGCAACAGACTTCACCTGGGCCTGCTTAAGCTGGAACGAGATGCCCTTGTCGTACTCGATCAGGAACCCGGAGAGACGAAGGACACTTCCGCCACCGATGGTTACATCCTTGCCGATCTTCTGGTTCTTCGCATCGAAGACGGCTGGTTCGTATTGTGTCTTAGCTGTCAATACGATCTCGCCGGCGTCCTCGTCGATCACATAGGGGACGTGCTTCTTGGCCCACTGCTTACCGTGGACCTCCTCAGCGAAGGCATCGATCTTCTTGACCATGGCATTGACATCCTCGTCATCGATCTTGAAGACGAGCTTGGTCTTGTACTTATTGTCTGCATATTTCCCCGTGGAGTCCGGCTTGGAGATATGCGGGTAACGTGCGCTGCCAAAAGGCGTCGCTAGTTTGGTTTTCTTCACTGTAGTAATTTCCGTTTAATGGCTTCGGTCAAAATAGAATGATTATCCGACAGGATTAGGACCTTACGTATATCCCAGTCTTGGAATGGCTCATTATCTCTGACCTCACGCACGAACTCTTGGACGATGAATATCTGGTTAAGTGTGAATTTCTGAAAGCTGGATACGTTAGGACATGTCGGAATACGTGACAGCATTTCCTGACCGTTGACATGCGCAGACGGTCGGCAAACATTTAGTTTTACCAAGTGTCCTCCTAAGGTCATATATGGTCTCAATTGTTCACCCGCTAGAGACCAATGCGGGGATTAGAAGGTACCCATCCACTAAGGCCAAAGCCCGGAGGCCGGTCGCTAAGCCCACACATGGAAGGCTTGGATGGCTGGAGGTGGCAAGCGCATGATTACCCGTCATGTCGCCCATGTTGCGTCAGGCCGCAGCGTACCTTCTTGGGTAAAAATGATGGTGAAGACCCTGTGACCATCGGCACGGTAGCTATCATTGAGGGTATCCCCTCTAAGCTAACTGACAGTGTGCATCGTTGAGAGGCATTCAGTGTTCCATTAGTGTGCAGGGCTTCCACCTGCTGCCCCTAGCTAGCGTCGCCACATAGGAAGTAAGGAGTGAGCGGTTGTCGGGTCTTATGGGTTGTGCCCCATCGTCAGCCTTTCCCCGTCGAGAGAGGTCTTGAGAGACTATAAGCCCGGTACGAGACAGGTGCTTATAGTGTAAGTATCCCCTTTAGAAAACTGTCTCACATTTGAGAGGCTTAAGCCCCACAGGAGCCGCCCTTGCCGCTCACGTCACAAATGTCATGGACTTGCTCGCTAAACTCCTCTCCTTCGAGAATCCTTGCGTCCCCATAAGGAACAGGCGTCAAGGGCTGACCGCCACGAGCGCCATTTGGATAGCAAGTAAAGCCGCGTAGCCGCTTGGCGTATCGGGCAAGAGTAGAGCTAAAGGTATCCACAGTATCTTCATTGTTCAGGTCGCTTCCCCACTCAGGGAGATTGATAGTGGAACTGATTGCCATGTCCACATAATCCTGAACGTCCGCCTGGAAAGCTATGCGCCTCTCAAAGTCACCTGCGAGGTCCATAGCAGACTCAATCTTCTCTGGGTCGGCCCCATAGAGGTCGATTAGCTCCTTAGCTGTCCCATCGATCACGTACTGGTAGACCCAGTTGGTTCCATCCTTGAGGTAGCGTCGTTTGTAGGCCACAGCAAACAGTGGCTCAATTCCGGTGCTTGTGCCTGCAAGGATGCCGATAGACCCAGTAGGAGCGATAGCTCTGTTTGCGACAGGTTGCGACACGGATAGAGTGGATGCAAATAGTGCCGAAGTTGCATCACTAACGTCTCGATAGACGGCGAGCCACTCGTGCAGTTCTTCGGTGACTTCATAGCGATATCCTTTCTTGATGAGCCATTCGTGGACCCCCATGAGACCCAGGCCCAGCCTGCGGTTCTTCTCGCGGACCTCATAGACCTTCTGGTACGGGAGTTTGGCTTTAAGGGTCCCGCAGATGAGGAACTTGGTGGCTAATTCAGTAACATCCCTAAGCTCCTGAAGGCTCTCTATCCGCCCTAGATTGAGAGACCCAAGGTTACACACGTCGCTATCGTCAGCACTAGTAACCTCAGTGCAAGCGTTACGGAGGGTTTCATGCGCCTTGTCTCCAAAGTTGAACGAGAAGCCCGGCTCTGCTGTCTTAAGAGCCTGGCGCACATTGAGCCTGAATGTCTCTCCTACATCCCCTGTGGCCTCGTATTGGCACAGCCAAGCATCATCATAATTCAAGCTGATGTTGGTCATGTCCAAGGGGGCGGGATAGTTAAAGTCCTGCTCCTTGATGTCCTTGAGGGTGTAACCTGTGGAGCCTACCGGGTATTGATCCCAGTCCTTGATCGTAAGGAACTGCCGGGCATCATCATGTTGCCAGTTGAGGCTTGCGTAGATCGCAGAGCGCCTGGAGCCTCCCTGCATGACCCTACGGCCAATCTCGTTTATCATCTCCATCTTAGGGAGCGGGCCGGACGCTTTGCCTCCTGTGCGGGCTATGGGGGCACCTGAGGGCCTATAGATCGAATAGTCGGCCCCTATGCCTCCTCCGGTCATCAAGCAGGATTCGGATTTCCATGAGAGGTCCGCCCAGTCTTCTCGGGAGTCCTCTTCGGCCTTAAGCAAATAGCAATTATTGAAGAAGGCGTTAGGCCGTCCAGCGTAGTATAAGTACCTTCCTCCAAATATCACCTTCATTTCAACCATGTACTGAATAAGCTGGTTAACATCGGAGTGGGACATGAGACCATCGCAGACCTGATGGCCTAGCGTGTGACAAAGCTCCTCCCAGGTCTCAGCGCCTTCGTGGCGGTACTTTTGATTGAAGATGTCCTCAGAGAACTTTGAGCGGAACTGTGGGTTGACGTTGGATCGCCAAGTCATTTGTTATTAGGTACTTTCATGTGTGAGTTAAAAAGAAAACGCCCCGCTTACTAGGCGAGGCGCTGGGAGTCTTGGGAAGGTGAGAGGCTACTTCAGGGGCATGGCGCGGATAGGCATCCACCATTCCGGCGAAAGAATGTCGCCATCTGTGCTCCAATCGCTTTCGTCGTGTTCGACAAGCTCTTGGATATGGTCGCTAACGTATTCCCACCGTTCGACCTTTCGGGTTTCCCACCGCGCTAGCCCAACTGGTGGCAAATCTTCGCGGTCGAAACGTTCGCCACATGCGAGAAACCATGTGCCATCCTTGGGCGCAGTCTCTCCCGGATGCCAGCCTTCCGCGCTCATGGTGCTGGCAAGCTGATCGAGCGCCCATCTGATAGCCGCGCGGGCGATTAGCGCCTCACCTGTATTCATTAAGAACAGGTGCCGCCTGAGGTTATCGGTGGAGAGGTCTAGCCCCTTCGCCAGTTCTGCTGGATCGGTCATTCGATCAGCCCTTCTTTCCTCGCCTGTGCCTCACTTGTCATCAGGCGGTCACCGCAGATCGGGCAGTCGAATTTTGGCATCGCTGCCATGACTAGCGATCCCCTCGGCAGGCCGACCTTTATGATATAGCCGCAATGTTCGAATTGGAAATGAACATCGCCCATCTCTGGGGCCTTTGGGTAGCCCGCCATGTCTTCGCCTTCATATGACACAGTGCTGCGGAAGTTGATCCCGCTCCGAATGTCCTTGTCGTCCATCACGCTTTCTCCTCGCCTAGAGCCTCGACGTACCACTACCGTAGAAGCTGAGCTGATCGCGACACTTTCGCAGCGCCTCCTCGGCCTTGGCGGCGCGGTCTTCTGCTGCCTTGCGCTTGCTGTACAAGCCTCCGCTAACCAAGCATTGAAGTATCTCCACCTCTGCCTTTAGTTCCTTGATGCGGGCGGCTGCTTCCTTGAGCAACGAGGGTGTGCGCGAGCCGTCCGCTTGCGTAAGAAGGCGCTCAACCAGATCGTCGGGTTGATTGGTCATGGGAGATCATCCTCTACGGTAGAGCGGTATAGACACTCTTGCCCTTTATAGGCGACAGGTTCGAGCGCGAGGATATAGTAATCTGGCGCTTGGTCTTTGTTGTTGCGCTTCTTATTGTAGGCATTCCGAAACACGTTGGCCGCATCTATTGTTTCAAACGGCCCAGCGTATCCATCAATCTTTGCGCCCCATCCTCGCTCGCTCTCGTACATAGGTACAACGTACTCCATCTACCCCTCCTCCCGCATGGCTGCGATGGCTGCCGCTAGTTTACGGCCGCCGGACGAGAGGGCGACAACAAGCCGGAACTCATCTGGCAGGCTCTCAAGTTCCGCGATCAGCCGGTTCACCCTCTCCACCGTCGCATCGTCTGCTTGGTGGTGGGCGCGACCATCGGCTAGACCGCGTTCGTAACCGGCTTCTTCGGCTGCCATGATCTGCGCATTATGGCGCGTGGTCTGCGAAGCGTAAAGACGATAGGCTTCGCAGGACTCGTCGTGGAGGAGCCTGCGCATCTCCTCCAGGTCGGCCTCCGCCTTCCGGAGCGCCATCACGAGGCCACGTTCCGCGCCGAGCTTGATCCGGCAGGCTGGGTCGGATGATGGATCGAACCCGAAGTGATAGCGGGCACTACCCGGCGTGGTGAAAGTCTCGCCGCAATGGAAACACGTCCACCCGTGCGGGGGCTTCTCGTAAGTCTGAGCCTCCGTTAGCGATGCTGCCAGCTTTGAGAGGTCAGACATTCTCGCCTCCATCGTTGGGGAGGTGGTTGAAGGCGCGGAGGTTGCCGGAAATATGCATGGCTTCAATTGCCATGCTTTCATGATCCCGCGCCTCTTGCCGCTGCCTCCGCTTCAATGCATCCGTCTGGGCAGACTTGCGATGCTGAGCGTGTTTGACGGCCATCTCAGCCGCCAGTTGCGTCGTCAGCTTGATCGCGGCGAGGGCGATTTGCACCGCGTTAGTGTCGTCATACCCGCCTGCGTCGAGATGCGCTTCGTCCAGCTTCATGGGGGCGACAATACGGATCAGGTAAGGCTTGGCCACCTTCCGCGCCAGTTTCAGCGCACGTTCGTCAGTCATCTGCTCAATCCTCAACCCAAAGCCACTTCTTGTCATCCCAAACGCGGCCGGATGGCGTGGTCATCTGAAGCGGTGTATTGATCTCTTCGGCGGTCACGCGGAACTTGGTCGCCAAGCCCTTCGCTTCTGCCAGTTCCATAAAGCAAGCCGAGCACACCATGTCGTTGAACTCTGGCTCGCCGTTGATGCAGCCACCACGCATGACAGCGTTCCAAAGCGGGGAATGGGCGACCCAGATCGCGTTTTCGTGTCCACATCGCGTGCACTGTTCGTCAGTCATCAGATTGTCCTTTGAGGTAGTCCCAATCGCGGGTTGACCAGTTCCATACGAGCCAACCGCCATGAGGCCATTTCACCCGGATAAGGGGCTGTCGCCGCGATGCTGCCAGAGATGAGAGGTCAGTCATTGGGGGCCTCACGTGCTGCGAGCATGGCGTCTGCGATAAGGTACGCGCAATGAGCAAAACCACTGGCGTCCCCGGGACCGAACGTGCCTCTGTTCATGATTCCCGCCAGCGCTTGCCCGGCGAACCAGTCCCGAAGCGACATGCCTCCGAATGGCCCTTCCGGGGATAGGCTCTGCGGAAAGACGGGCGTGCTCTTGTCCATCTACTTCTCTCCCCTCTTCGTGAGAAAGGCGCGGGCGATCTCTTCCTCGGTTTTCCCCGTCATCTGAAGAACCGTGTTGTTGGCTTGCCGCTCTGGCGCGAAGGCGTCGCTAAACGCCATGTTCACTTCTGGCGGACATTCGGAAGAGTGGCGGAAGCCGTTTCTGAACACCCAAACAAGCGCTCGCCACGCCTCATCACGCTGACGAATAATGGTTGACGCCGAGCGAAGCGCGTCTCGTTCCTTCACCGCCTCTGCAAGAGCGCGTTCGGCTGCTTCGGCTCGTTCTTCGTGATGGACGGCAATCTTGAATAGCCTGTCGCTGTCGGCGGTGCCCTTCTCCACCCGCGCTTCAAGAGCGTCGATGTGAGATAGGATGTCCGTTACGGCTTCGGCCAAGTGCCTACGCCACCAGAACCCCTGCCCCTGAACCGTGTCATCGAACCAATAGCCCTCCAATCGCGCGTGCCCACAGAGGAAGGCCGCAACCTCCCGCATCCGCTCTATCTTCTGTTTCATATCCGTTACTCTCTCATTTTGTATATTCTCTACGCAAAAGCATAGGGCGCGTCAAGTACCTCACGTACCTCCCAGTTCCCAATTGTCGGGACCTCTGGGAGCCTAGAGGGATCGTCCAGTGATCTTGCAGCATTCTCATAGACCTCTGTGAGAGGGCAGTAGTTTTCATACATGTCCACGAACGCCTCTCGTATTATGTGAAAGAACCTTTCGGTAGACCCTGCATGGGTTCCAAAGCTGTCGTGGATTAGGCTGAAATGCTCAATACCCTCAGCCTTCGATGCCAGCACAGTGAGCATGAGGTGGGCAGCATCCATAGAGTGAATGACGTTAGGGGCCACAGCGTTCTTAGCTTTCTCTTTGTCGATCCTGTCGAGAGGCTTAGTGCGGATGTTAGCCCGGACTTCTCTTAGTGACCCTTCCTCCGCCTGTCCCACCAAAGCAACGTCACGGTCGAACAGAAACATCTTGACCCTCTTCACGTCCCATTGAGTGTACTTGTGGAGGACAGGAAGCCCTACCGGAGTTACCCAAGTCAGGGGCTTGCCTTCGTGGGCCAGTGTTCCCGCAACCTTCTTGAAGAACGACATGCCCTTAGAGGCTTCAGTGACCACAGCGTTGACTGAATGCCAGACCTTAGCGGCGATGTAGTGAGCTAATTGGACACCGTTGTCAGGCTCTCCGTACCTCTCGCTCTTAGGGTCGAGGATAGGAAGCTCATACTTGTTTCGATCCTTCAGTCCCTTCAAGACAGCATCGTTCTCTGGACCCATGGTATCTTTCACTTGCTGCTGTCCAAAGCCAAACTGTTCGCTGCTATAGGCGAAGGTCATAACGTTACGCTTGGCGATCTTTCGATCCAGTCCGCCTAGCTCAAGCAGCTTAAGCGCCCTTACGTCTCCATTGGCAGCATCCAGCTTCACCAGTTCGTTGGCTGCATCTGCTACAATCTGATAGGCGTCCGCAGGCTCCAAGGCTTCGGTAAGGCATACCATCGCTGCCTCTCTCTCGCACCTCAGGGCTGCCGAGTAGTGCTGCAAGCCACTGTTGGAACCATCCAGGGCTACGGGCAGGTAGCTTATGAACTCTTCGCTTGATCCTGATGACCTCCACTTCGCGTACTCCATGCAGGCTGCAAGGTACATGAAGGGACTGTCTGCTTGTGACCAGTGATCCAAGGTGCCTATTGGGTCGTTGGCTGTAGCTATTATCTGATCGTGATTGTCCTCTACCCACCTCAATCGGTCTCCAAAGGGCCTCTTGGAGACACGCTCAAAGTCTCCGCAGTTAGCGAGATGGACACACAGCCAAGACGCTCCAGATGGGCCGAGAGGCTTTCCATCAGCAAACCTGAAGAGAGCCTTGACGTGATCCGACCGCTGATTATTGAAGTGACATACGGGGTAGACCCTTCCTCGGAAGTCGAGATTGCAGGGCAGGTAGAATCTATCATAGTCCATGAGTTCCTTGGCGGTCGTAAGGTCGTCCAGCATGATCTTAACGTCCGCATCGATTGATCTATTTTTCTGGTGTATCTGAGCAACTGTGAGGCGTTTGCCCTTACGCTGCCTTTGGTCCATCTGTTCCCACACCTCAGCGTCTACACGAGGAGGCAGGTCGATCCTTTGGGAGCGAGGGAAGCCTTCGATCTCTATGTTGTTCTCCCAGGCCCACTTGATGACACCATAGACAGGCTCATTGATGGCGAAGGGCGTCTCCTGGATGGCGTTAAGGGCCTCAAGGACATATGCCATCTGTCCGTTGCCTAGGGACACCTTCAGGAGCCTCCTGTGGTCCTTCTGGGAGGTCCGCATAAGAGGGACAGTCCGGGCAAGCCTCTCATCGTAGTAGCAGCCGGTATAGAAGCTCTCCCAAGGCCGGGGAGCGACAACCATAGGTCTCAGGACAGGGCGCATCCATGACGCAGCCTCTCGGATGTCCCTAAGCAGGGAAGACCCCTCATCCGTCAAGACAATCAGGTTCATGGAGGAGCCACGCTTGACGAAGACCGTCTCCAGCTTGAAGATGTCAGGGAGGGCCTTGAGGACAGCGTTGACCAGCGGTTCGCCTACCTTGGCAGAGACATCAGCGGACCAGTCATCAAACTCAATGTCTTGATCCTCCACCAGCTTCTTGAAGGCTTTGGACCTGTTAGCAGAAGACCCCTGCATAGAGAGCTTCTTGCCTATCCTCTCAGCAATCTTCTTGCCTCTCTCTCGCTCCAGCTTGAGAGCCACATGCTCGCTATGAACCATACGTCCACAGGTAACTAGAGTTTGGCTTAAAGGCTTCTGTGAGCCTATAGCATTGATAACTGAATTAAGACCAATGTAAGCAGCTTTGGAAGGATCAAAGTCTCTTAAGACACTAAAGGAGAATGGGGTCTTTCCTTTCCCTAGTTTATCTTTAGTCTCACTAAAGTATCTTTCGATCTCTTTAGTTACTAAAGGTATACATCCTCTAATAACTTTAGAGGACTCTAGAGTAGCGTAAGCTCCTTCGTTCTTCTCAAGTCTCTTTTGGTTCTCATTGAATCTTATGTAACCATCAGCCAGCGATAGAGCGTCGCGCTCTGCTTGGGCTTTCAAGAGGTCTTCGCTATCTAGAAACATCTCACGCCTACTCCCCGCTCGCTCTTTCCAGTGTAAGTATCCCTTTTAGGAAAGTGTCTCGTTTTCAATACCATATACCGAATGAGATTGTCTACAGAAATGTTACCCCACTTTTAGTCCCGCACTGGGACACTATCACTGGAACCTTAGTAAAGTTTGGTGCCCGTCTCGCCCCTCTTGAGGCCCATAGAAACCAAGGAAAACAAGGCCCGTCCGCATTCGCAGCGGTCTGGTGCGGGCGAAGGGACTCGAACCCCCACATCTTGCGATACTGGAACCTAAATCCAGCGCGTCTACCAGTTCCGCCACGCCCGCATCAACAAAAGGGCCGCTTTCCGTCGTTTTTGTCACTACGCGGCTCGGCTCATATTGGCAAGTTCCCCTCCTCCCCCAGCCCCGTGGGGGACCTGGAAAGGCGTGGGAATGCTGGGGTTTTCCTCCAGCTTGGAGAAGTAATCCCCCACCTTTACTAGCGCATCCTCCAGATTTTGCTGTTTCACATGGGCATAACGGAGGGTGGTTTCTAGCCGCTTGTGGCCCATCCATTCCTTGATGACGAAGACGTTGATCCCCGCATCGACCATCCGAGTGGCCCTTGTGTGACGGCAAGCGTGGAAGACGAAGTCCTTGTCGTCCTCAAGGCCCATCTTGGTCCTGGCGCGGTTCCACCAGGACCTCAGGTTGCGCCTGGTCGGCATCTTCTTGGACTTAACCAGCTCAGTCAGCATTCGGGTCGTCTCTTGCGACATGGGCACGGTCCTGGGGGTTTTCGTCTTGGTGTTCCAGAGGTGGAGGCGCGTCCCATTGATCTGTCCGGGCTCGACTGTCAATAGTTCGTCCCGGCGACAGCCGGTCTCGATAGCCACCTTGGTGAGCTTCCAGACGTTGTCGGGGAGGTACTCTTTGAGCTTCTCCTCCTCCCCCAGGGTGATCCACCGGATGCGGCCCTCGCCCTCCTCCTTCCACCCGAAGGAGATGCCGTCCTCACCCGCGACAGGCTTGGTGCGGTAGCCCCGTTTCTTAGCCCAAACCAGGAAGGTCCTCAGGTGCGAGAGGTACCTGTTGATCGTGGCTGGCGCACGTCCCCTAGCGGCAAGCTCCTGGATGAGCTTGTCGATGGAGTTGGTGTTAATTTCGTCCAGCCGGGTGGTCTTGCCCAGGATGTCAGCGATATGGCCCAGACGGGCGAAGTTGGTCTCCGTGGTGGCGTCTCCGTCCCACAGGAGCCCCTTGGCGGCCTGGATGGTCGCTGCGAGCGAGTTGACCGGCAAGGCCTCCTCTTGGACAGCCGGAGCGGGCTTCAGGCTCTCACCACGCGCCCAGGCGTCCAGAACGCGCTTCTCGTCCTCTATGGCGTCCGCGTGGTTGTCCCAGCGCTTCCTATAGCGCTCACCGGCCCTTTGAAGCTCGACGCGCCAGCGCCCGGTTACCTGGCCGTCCTTCTTATCGGCATATATTGCCATGTGTGGTCAATCCTCCAAGAGATCGGCGAGGACCTCAGCGACCTGTCGGCCACGAGGCGTCAGGGTGTAGAAGTTCTGCTTGAGGTTCGATGGGTTAACCGTGCGCTCCACGAGGCCGTAGCCCGGCTCCATCCTGCGGTTGCGTTCGCCGAGGTCCAGCAAGTGACGGCTGACCGTGCTGTCGCTAATCCCCATCATCTTGGCCAATTCGTGGAGGCTCTTGCCCTCGTTGAGGGCTACCACATAGAACGTCCGGGCAAGCTGCATCGGGATGGTGGTCCCGATCATTGCCTGTATCTGAGTGAGGTGTCGGTAGCCTTTCGTCAGGCCACGTCTACCCTGTTTGTCGGCCATGTCTCGGTCCTCCGTATTCATCGCACATAGGCGACTATTGCTTATCTGATTTTATTGCTGATCGTCAACAGTCGCCAGATAAAAACCCCTCATCACCATCAGGCTGAGGGGTTTTGTGGGTTAGAAGAGGAGATTGAGAATGCGGTCACCGAAGACCGTGAGGAGCGCTAGGAGGACGCTGCCGATCCAGGCCAGGAGGTTGAAGCGGGTCTTCATGCGGTCCTGATCGGTTTCCAGCGCCGTGATCCGGTCGCCGTGATCGGCAAGGTTAGCGTCGGTCTTCTCGTTCCGCTCGCGCTGAGCGTCGAACTTCCCTTCGAGGCGGCCAAGGCTTTCCCGGATGTCGCCTAGAATGTGCCAGGGCGTCTGGTCCGTAATCACGGCCGCCAGCCCGTAGCGAGGAACTTGGTGAGGTCTTCCTTGATCAGGCGCATGACCACATCTTTGGCCGTGGCGCTGCCGTCGAAGACATTGAGGCCGGTGCGAGCCCAATGGTCTGCCACAGCGCCAGGAACCGAGGCGACGAGCCGCAGCTCAAGGTCGTTGTCCCGTTTGCGGAACTTGGCGTCCTGCTCGGTTCGAATGTCCGCGAGGCGGCGGAGAAACCAGTCGGGTATCTCCTGGAAGCACTCGATGTGCGCCTCTTTGATCTTGAGGTTCTTGTCGACCTCCAGGTGTAGGCGGTCGGTACTGTCGATTATTTCTGGCATTTGAAACTGATAAATGGGACAGGAAGGCCCCCAGGTCCATCAGGACCCAGGGGCTTGCGTTAGGCCTAAGCCTTAGTCGTCCGCGTCCGTGCCGGTGACGTCGAGGGCCTCAAGGAGGACAGCGCCCTTCCGGTTCTCATGCTTCAGGCCATATTCGCCAGCGAGCATGATCTTGGTGTTGTCGCCGGTCTTCGCCAGCGTTTCGCGGAACCAGCTGCGGCCCTTCAGGTTCGTCTGCTTCCACATGCTGGGATCGTAGAGGAGCGCAAAGTCGCTCTTGATCTCACGGTTGATGGTCACCCGGAGGGTGCCCAGAGCGGTCGTGTAGATGTCGACCTTCACGATCACCTTCGACGGGTTGATGCCCACGTCGCGGACACGGTCGGCCGAGCCAGCGAACTCCGAGATGGCCTCGGCGTCGGTCGGCTTAACCATGAAGGTCTCAGCGCCGTCAGAGCCAGCGTCGTAGGCCGTGCGGATCGCCTGCTTAACGAGCGTCTCGCTGATCGCAGCGCCTGCGGCGTCGATCTTGTTGTCCGCGTGGATCAGCTGGGAAGCCGAAGCGAACCGGCGAGCCACCGCGTCGGAGCCCAGGACCATCGCCTGGTCGACACCGACGTTCGCCCGTTCAAGGTCGAGGCGGAGCGATTTGCCCTTTTTCACCAGCTGGCGGGCAAGCTCGTTGGCGCGGCCGTGATGGTCGGTAGCCTGGAGCGAACCGGAGAGCTTGATGGTGCGGCTCAGAATCTGCGTGGTGTTCTGGAGCATCTCCGTGGTGTTGCAATCTTCCTCGGTGGCGTCGAAGCCTTCGACCTGGGCGTTATCCTGCGCCGGGTCCAGCTCGTCTTCCTGCCACTGGTAGACCTTCTGCTTCACGACTTCGGAGCCGATGGAGGTGCTGAAGGGAACCTTATGCGGGGTCAGCATGGAGATGACGCTCGAAACGTCTTCCTTAGCGCCAACGCTGTCATAGGTCTTGAAAGTAGCCATTGTTTACGTGTGTTCTTCGTTGTTGAACTGATTGTTGATAAGGGTTGGCAGCTTGAGGCTTACCGGCTCTTGACGTTCCAGCGTCCAAGCAGGAGCGCTACGGCGTCATCATCGGTGGCCCGACCTGTCTGGAGCTTCTTCTCCAGGGCCTTCAGGTTCTTTGAGGGAGCGTCGGCGATTGCTTCCCGGCCGCTGCTCTTCTTCACTCGGGTGGGCGTCTGGTTGATCTTCTTGGTGACGACCTTTTCGCCCTTCTTGTACTGCATCGCCATGTGCAGCAGCTTGAAGACCTTCGCATTGGCGATCCTGCGAACGTCTGCCTCGTCCAGGCCCTGCTCGATACCGAACTGCATGACCTCGGCGTACACCTGGTCATTCCAGCCCGGAATGTCGGCCTCAAGCTCCTTGCGGGCCTCTGCGGCCTGCTCGCGGATGATGTTGGCCTGACGGGCTTCGACGATCTGTTCGAAGTTCTTCCCGGCCTCCATGAGCTTCGAGAAGCGCTTCTGGTTCTTGGTGAAGTTCTCGCGGTGCCACTTGAACTCCTCCGGGTCGAGGTCGTTTCTGAGGACCTCCCAGTCGGTGTCCTTGTAGGGCTCCAGCTCCTCCAGGACACTATCAAGCGCCCCTTGGATAAGCATGGCCGCACGGCCGCCCACAAGCTCAGCTTCCTGGCTCTTCTTGGTGAGCGCAGCTTCCTGGCCCGCAAGGCGCTTCAGGCTGCCAACCGTAACTTCGGTTTCCTGGCCGTCGACGACTACCTTGACGACCGCATCGTCTGCGATCTCCTTGGCCTCGGGGGCGCGTTGGTCGTCCCCTTCGTCATCTTCCTCGCCTTCGTCAGCATCGTCGTCATCTTCGTCCGTGCTGTCGTCGTCGTCGCCTTCGTCCTCTTCAGAAGACGTATCATCCTCATCGTCCTCCAGGTCGTCTTCGTCCTGGGCGATCTCGTTGCCCTGATCGTCCTCGTCGTCTGCGTCGGGATCGGGGGCCTGCTTCTTACTAGCCGGGATGAGAGAGGCGGTCAGTTGTTCAATGGCGCTGTCGTCTGACAGGCCGGTATTGTCGTCCGGTTGGATAGACACGTTTTTCGGTTACTTTCAAAAGTCGTCGAGACTGTCGGGATCATCCTGGACAGACTCGTCGGTGCGTAGCGCGGCATTCTGCAACACGGAGGCCCCAACGGCAGCAATTTGCGCCAGTTTCTCGGTGATAGCGGTCAGGCCGCGCGATAGGTTGTAGAGGTCTTCACGAGCATCCCTTCGGTCGGGAGGGCTCGTGAGGATGCCTTCGGAGCATTCCCCGCGCACCCGCTCAATGGCGAGAAGGAACGCGGGGTTATCCAGAAGGTCAGACGCTGCCTGACCCTCAAGGATTTCTTGCTCTTCCTCTTCGGTGAGGACGATTTCGGACACTGTGGCTCCTTAGCTGTTCGGCGAGGCGATAGCGGTAAGCCGCGTATTCTCGGGCGAAGCGTTCACCTGTGCCTCAATGGCCAGGTCAAGCTCAGCAAGGCCGATGTCGATCCGGTTGTCCGTCTCGCGGTCCTTGCGGGCCTGCTCGGCCGACTTCAGCTTGATGCCCTGGAGGGTGTCGATCCGGCGAATAGCCAGCTCTGCATCCTTGCGGGAATCTTCGCGTTCCACTTGGCGTTCGCGGAGAGCCATCTGGCGCTCAGCAACGTCAATGTTCTTGAGCTTCTCGTCCAGCTCCGCCTTCTGGAGCGGGTTAGGCTCTGGCGGCGGCAGGGTGTCGGGATCGGTGATGATCTCCTGGATGTTCTTCCATCCTTTGATCTCCATCGCCCTCTTCCAGACGTTGTAGGACTGCTTGTCGCCATACCAGCGGGCCTGCTTCTCACTGAGGGCCTTGTCGGCCACCAGAAGCTCTTCGACCGCCTGGTCCCTCGCGCCGTAGCCCAGGGTCATGTCCACAGCCACGTCGCGCCTTGAGCGCCACTGGGAGGGAGTTGCCCGGACGAATGAGCCAGCGATCTCGACGATCTTCTCTTCGGTCTCGTTCTCGATAGCGAGCTGGTAGACCTTCAGGTACAGCTGGGAGACGAATTGAAGCGCGAAGTTGCGGGCGATGATCTTCGTCCGGCCCTGGCTGTTTTCCGTCAGCTGTTGGACAAGGCCCTGGCTGTTCTGGTGGCTCAGTGCCTTCTTGTCGAGGCCCTGTGAGAGCCTGGAGATGCCGGTGGTGTCCTCGCGGTCGCTGTCGACCATCTGGATCACCTGGGGGACGAACGGGTTGATGTTCGTCGACGGGAGCGGCGCAACGCTGTCGGTCAGTGACCTGACGTTGACCACCCCTCCCCTGCGGTTGTCGATCAACTCCCGTGGGTTCGCAACGCCGCCACGGGCAACCATCCAGCGAGGGTTCGTGGCGTCCACGGCCTGTTCGATGACAGCGCGGGCCAGGACCGTCTTGGTGTTGGCGTGTTGGATCGTGCGGGCGGCGAAGTTGTTCCCGTAGAAGGTGTGAGGGATCGGCTGGGGGACGTAGGCCACGAACGGGTGATCGTTGACCTTCTGCTTCTCCAGAAGCACCTCGCCGACGTGAACCACCTTCCACAGCTGGCGGCGGCCGGTGCCCTCGAAGTCGATGCGGATGTAGCTCTCATAGACTGTGACCATTCGGCCCGCTTCGTCCACGTTGTCCTCGTCGTTGAGGAAGCCGCTGGTCGTCTCTTCTTCGCGCTGGAGCTTCTCGGCGTCCATCGCCAGGTCGTCGTCGGACCCAGTGATCGAATAGACCAGGTCCGCGTCGTAGCCATCGTCCACCAGGTCGCCGAGAGTGCAGCGGTAGCGGTGGGCAAGATAGTCGGCCTTGTCGAGGTATCGGGAGCGTCCGGTCTTGATGAACTCTTCCGGGGGGATAGGCTCGATCACGACCTGTGAGGCGTCGGTGATCTCTTCGACCTCGCCGGACAGGAGGACCGTTCCGTCCTCGCTCTGGGTGATCGTCGGCTTTCCCTTCAGCCGGAACTGGGGGTTCATCAGGAGCCGGATGGCCTGCTCTTGGGTGATGTTCTCGAAGCTGTATTCTTCGATTATCTCCCGTCTGTCCCAGTAGACCTTCGCCAGGCCGACGCGGTTGGTGAGGCCATCGTGGACCACGTCCTGGAAGACCTCCAGGCCTCGGTTCTGGCGGTGGACGACATATTCGCAATATGCGGTCGACTGCTTGGCCAGAGGAACGTCGTCGTCGTTCTGGGGGCTGAAGGTAACGATATTGCTACCGGCCCCGAACGTCTCGACGATCTCTGCCTTCATGGTCTCGACCGATAGGTAGACGTCCTGGCTGACGAACTTGGAGCCGCCTTCGCGGGCCTGATAGGGCCGCTGGCCGAGGTAATATTCGGTGACCTTGCGCCGCTCGTCGGCCAGGTTGGTATCCACAAAGGTGGAGCCCGCATCGGCCTTCGACCGGCAAGCGTTCAGCAGCTCATCTTCAGTGAGCGGCCGGATGCGTTCGTTTTTCATATCATCTCAATGAACATGTCGTCGGTCACCGGGATGAGGTCCCAGGAGCCTTCATGAATGTGGTTGGCAATGGCGAGGGCCATGACGCAGTCGTCGTGGCATCCTACTGATCGGGGCGGCCAGAGGTGCGGCGAGCATCCCGGCGTTGAGCGCCAGGTCCGTTACGTCAGCGCCGGTCCCGTCAGTGAGGCGGCGGGCTTGGGTTCCGACGATGTCCGCGCCGGACAGTGGGTTCCAATCGTAATTGAACTCCTCGAAGGACCTTCCGGCCCTAGCCGCGCCCTGTTCTGAAGCGCCGAGGGCTCTGAGGCCCTGCTCGACCAGCGACGAGGCGGACTTGGTGAGAGCCCCACGCGGCCGTGGAGCGGAGAGGACGCCTCGCGTCTTGGGTTGGTTGCGGAAGCGGTCTGCGGTCGTCCGGGTTATGGACGGCATAGGCAGCGCAGAGCCGCCATAGGTTGCCGCCAGGGCAGCATTGATCGCCTCCTGGGACAGCGCCCCATGAGTTGATGGCATGTAGTGATTTCCTGAGTGTGCCGGGGGCCAGGGTTAGCCCCCAGCCCCTCAGTCCGTTGGGCCGTAAAGCCCCGTTTCGTCTCCCGACTGTCCGACAGCCTGGATGGTGCCCACCTTGGTCAGCTCTGCGGCTGCCTTCTGGAGCTTCTCGGCGAATGCCGCGTCCATGGCTGCTCTCTGCTCCACGAGGCGCATAGCGTCCTCAACGGACGAGACGTTCGTGTCGGTGAGCATCCGGGCCAGCTCGGCCTTCAGGTCCTCGCCGTAGCGGCCGAAGCGTCCCCGGCCTGCGTCGGACAGGATCGTCCAGGCCGCTGCGAGCGGTCGCCCTGAGGCCAACTGAGTGGCCACCTGGGTGCCAGTCGTCGCGTCCATGCCCTCGTCGACCGCCTGGCGGCCACGGGTGGCTGAGTTGCCGAACACCTCACGGTAGGTCAGGTGGGCGTCACGCTCTGCGGTGGCCCGTTCCATCAGCTGATCGGTCGCCTCGTCGCCATGGATCGACCTGAGGAGGTCTGTCCGGGCGTCATTGGCGTTGATCGGTGCCGTCGCGTCCCCCCAGCGCCGGACCCCGCTCTTGCTTCCGTAAATCTCATCGGCAAGGCGGGTGCGGTCACCAAGGCGGAACTGCTCCGTCTGGCTGTCGTTGAGGCGGCCCATCTGGTCGGTTGCATCGTTGGCGGTGTTGCGCCGGGAACCTGGGAGGTCCTCAAGGCCGAGGCGGAATGCCTGCTTGTCCTTGGTGGGACCCTCAAAGGCCTGGCGGGCCTCGCGGTAGACCGGAACCTGTTGGTCCAGCTCGTCCAGAAGCTGGCGGCGGGTGAGGTCAATCGCTCGGGTATCCGAGGTCATGCCTTCCGGCCGGGCAATGAACGGGCTGTTGGTGTCGAACTCCAGGTCGTCCAGATAGCGCTTAGCGCCATCCCAGGTCTCAAGGACCGGGACCTGGCCGGTCTCGTAGAGCGGAGGGTTGCCGCCAGGCGCTCCAAGTCCCTGTTCGGGGACGAAGCGTGGCCCTGGGCGGAAAGGTGCTTCCGATCCGGGGTTGCGGCGGGCCATCGGCGTCTGCCGTATCTGCCGGGCACCCGCTGTGATCGCGGCGGGGCCAGCGGGGCTGGTCGCCACTTCATGGAGCCCTGGGGTCTGGATGACCGGCTGCTCATAAGCCTCACGGTAAAGCGGGGCGGCTCTGGTGCGGGCTTCCTCGGTCAGCCGTGCGGACTGTTGGTGCGGGTTGACCGTCGAGCCCAGCGTGTCGTCGACGTGCTGCCGGGTGCGCTGGGCCATATTGCTCTGACGCTTCTTGACCGCCTCTCTGACTGCCCGCTGTCCCGGACCCATGCCTCTGGAGGCGTAGCCGGTGAGCTGGCGGGTTGTGTCGTCAAGGTCGGACACGGAAGCAGGGACGTTGAGTGCCGCGCGGTCGCGGACAGCATCGGCCGCTTCGGTTGGGGTGAAGCCAGCGTCGGCCAGGGCCGTGTCGATCTCGCGGTGCGCTTGGGCCTGAGCGACCTTCCGTCCGCCCTCGCGGGAGATGTAGGGCAGCAAGGCGTTTCGGACGTTGCGTCCCACAGCGGTTACCCCGCGAGCGAGTGGGTCGGCGGCAAGGCCAGTTCCCGCGCCAAACAGTGCGCCTTCGACGGCATTACGAGTGCGTTCGCCTAGTCCGTCTCCCTGGCCAGCGCCAGAAACGCCGCCGTAAAATGCGCCCGTGGCGACGTTGTCGACGGTTCTGGCCACGGCTCCAGCGCCTTTGGCGACCTTCAGGCCCGGCATGAGCATGGAGCCAGCAATGCCGGTTCCTGTGGCTGCGCCGGAGCTTACGCCGTGGTTGCGGCTGAAATCGGCCTGCTCGTCCTGGAAGTTCTCCTGAGCTTCGTCGAAGTCTCTGCCGGTTCCTTCGAAGCCGAAGGTCGTCTTGAGCTTGTTCCCAAGGACCTCGGCACCGGCCGCCAGCTCGTCCCCGTATCCACCCGTGAGGGTGTCCACCACCTTGCCAGCTGCGTCACCGATAGTAGCGCCCAGTCCCCTGCCCTTCTTGGGCGGGGCTTTCGGGAGCTTGGGTGCCTGACGGCTCGCCCACACCTTCCTCGCGGCGGCGGCGGCTGCCTTCGGATCGTTTGTTGCGATCTCGATTATCTCGCCATTCGGGAGGCGTATTGGAGTCGTCATTTAATAGGGTTTCCGTTGATGTCGTAGACCACACGGCCGCTTGTCTTAGCGCCTTTCCGGGTTGACGGGGGGGCACCTTTAAGGGCCTTCCGCCTCTCAAGGGCGCGGTTCATCTGGGACGAGTACCAGTCGGACCAGTGCTGGGCCTTCCGTACCGTTCCGTCCCGGTTGATGATGGGGTTGGCTTCCCGGTACTTGGCCCATTCGGTGTCCGATCCGACGAGCGTTCCGTTGGCCTGGAGGTAGGCCTCGCGGAACTGTTGCATGTCGATCTGCCGCTGGGACAGTGCTTTCCCGGCCTCAATGAACGCCTCGTTGGTCGCGTAGGGCCGGTTGTAGCCCCCGGACATTTTGGCGAAGATGCGGCCTTCCCAGTCAGACACAGGGCCTTCGCCGGGCTGGCGCATAGAGCGGGCCATGGCCAGCGAGAGCTGTTCCATCCGGGACAGGTCGCTGTCGCCGAAGGTCTCTCGGATGGCGTTGAAGCCCCGGTTGATCAGGCCCCCGGTCGGCCGGACGCGGTCGTTGAGTTCCGAGAACTCATCGTAGGACGCGAGGGCGTTCCGGGCCTTGTCGATCTCGGGCTGGGCCTTTTCCAGGACCTTGGCCCCGTTGGCCATCATGCGGCCCTTGGTCTCTTCTCGGACCTTGGGGTTCTCAATGCGGAGGAACGGGTCCCGGATGGGCTCCACGGCTGGCATCCCCGCCTGTCTGAGGCTGATTCGGCTCTGGATGTCGTCCCGGTCCACGCCCGGCTGAGCGCCCTTGACGAGGCCCTGGGCGGTGTAGCGGTCAAGCTCCGCCTGGTGTTCCGGTTTGAGCTTGCCTTGGGCGGCCCCCATCTGAAGCAGGGAGATGCGTTCCTTGAGAGGGTCGGCCATCGGTTATTGTCCTAGAAGGTAAGAAAGGTCGGCGTTGTTCGGGTTAATCCGACTGCGGCGGGTGCTGGGGGGCGCGTTCAGTTTCTGAGATTGAATCTGGTAGTCACGCTCATCGTCGATGCGGCTGTCCTCAGCCCGCTGGCGCAGAATGTCGATCTTCAGCTGATCGGCTGGAGAAATCGCCCTGTCCCGGTAGGTCGTGGCGATGCCTTCGTCCCACGTCGGCGGGAGGCCGAGCGCTGCGAACTGAGGATCGGAGACCACCCGCTCATAGAGGGTAGCCCGTTGTTCCTTCGGTGCCTGGAGGATGGACCCCATCACCGCTCCCCGCTGCTTGATTACATCATCAGCTTTGGGTTGGTTCTTGGATGCCTTCTGTTCCTCCAGGTAATTCTGGAATGCTTGGACTGGCGTGTAGGACCGCTCGCCCGTTTCGGGGTCAACCGTGATCTCGAAGGCATCGTCCGGCCCGCCCAGAGTGGACTGGCGGACGTTGGCCTTCCTCAGGTCCTGTCGGCGCGACAGGATGGTATCGGCGGCGTTGGCCAGGCTCTCGCCGAAGTTTCCGCCGCGCATCATCCCCGATCCGATGGCCAGAAGGGTATCGCTTCGGTTTTCCTTAGCGAACGGGTTGGTGGACCGTGTGGGTGGAGCCTTGGGCAGCCTGCTCAGAAAGTCCGTGTCGGGTCCGTCAAAGACGGTTGGTTTTCTGTCGGCGTGTCCCAAGGCGCGTTGAATCCTCGGGTCATCCCATGGAAGAAGTGTCATTGTGTTATTTTCCGCCGCTGAAAGCGCCCGCAGCGCCGATTGCAGCACCTGCCAGCTGCCCAAAGATATTCCCGCCGCTCTTCGTCTTCGAAGTGCCGCTGGAGGTCCCGGACTGGCCCCACTGGTTCCCACCGACAATCGAATAGTACCTGTTCAACAGGTCCCAATCGCGCTGGTCCATGCCCTGCCACTTCTCGAAGTCGGCATCCATCTGGCCCTGTCGGTCTGCCTGGTCGATCATGCCCGCCTGGGTCATCTTGTCGAATGCGCCCATGGTCATGTCGTTACCAGCCGTCATCGCGCCGATGCCCTGACCTGTCAGGTTGCTGGCGAGTCCGGCTGAGGTGCTGAGAGCCCCCAGCTTGGCCGCACGGTCGCCCTGAGCCAGCGAGAGGCCGCGATTGTACGCATCGCCCCTCAGAGTAGCGGAGATGTCTGCGATGCGGTCCTCAGCGCCTCTACGGGCAATTCCGGCCGCAACGCCCGCACGGGAGCTGTTGATGCCTCCGGTGGCTGTCGCCTGCCGGTCGATGCCGGGGAGCGTCTCCTCGTTGAGGTTACGGACCACATCCCTGGAGTTGGCGTCGATCATGCCTTGGACGTGAGGGTTGTCCGCGTACTGTTGGGCGGCCTTGATGTTGGCTGTGGTCGCGTTCTCGCCTGCTAGGGACGTGAAGGCGTCAAGGGCCGAGAGGGCGCGTGAGGAGCCTGAGGAGGCGAGATTGGAGCCGATGGAGCTGATGGTCCCCGCGTTACCCATGGCCGTGGAGCCCGCGTAGGCTTTAAGGCGCTCAAGGGTGCTTCGGGTATCCGCGTCCATCCCGGCGTAGGTCTCGCCCTCGTAATAGGGGGAACCGGCCGAGCTTCCGTAGATGCGCTGTGCTTCGCCGAACGTCTGGTCCAGCCATGGCTTCTGCCAGCTGCTAGGACCCGTATCGAACTTTTCGTTGGTGGTTGTCTTTTGTGAACCGCCGAAGAGGCCGCCCATAGTTATTCCTAGATGCTATAGATTTCCATGGGTCGGCCTTTCTTGTCCTTGTAGGACGCGGCGTATTTGAAGCCCATGCGGTTGAGAAACTTGAAGTGCTTGCGATCCTCGGGAGGATGAAGCGCGTATATTGGTCCCCCATGTAAATCACGGAGAGAGCCTAAATCTTGCGTCAGGCGGCCGAAGACGCCTTTCGTCCATGGGACATGCACAAGACAGTGAATGAATGTGTGGTCGCGGGTCGCTTGCTCCAGGAACACTGTGTATTCCGAGCGGCGAATTACCGGGACTTTGAACTGGTGATCAGGTACGACAGGAACTCCCATGGTGACTGAAAGCTCCTGTCGAAATCTGATTGTTGGTGTTAAGCGGCTTCGAGAGCCGCCAGTCGGGCCTCAATGGCATTAAGTCGCGCCTCGGCATCGTCTGCCCGCGCCTTCTCGCGCTTGGCGATATGCTGAAGGGCTACGACCATGCGCTCATACTGGACGCCGTCAGCGACCGGCTCCGGCAGCTGGACCAGCTCCGGCTCCTGGCCGTTGGCGAGAATCGCGGCGTATTCCTGCGTCTTCCAGTGGACCCAACGAGGGTCTATCTGGGCGACGTCCTCTGCCCCGAAGCCATAGTAGGTCCAGTCCTGGTTATCGGCCTCGCATTTTGACTTGTAGAAGATTCCGTCAAGGTCGAGGAGCTTGTAGGCCCATTCGTCAGCTATTGGCTCCAAGACGTTCTTGTAGCGGAGCGACGATGTGGACCTATTGAACGAACCATCGGTGTGGACATACATATTCGCCGCGTTGGCGGTGGTTGCTGAGTATGTTCCGGTAGAAGTTATTGTCCCGCTGGAATCGAGGCGGATGGCGAGGACGCCCGCCGCCCCGTAAATGTCCAACATTCCGCCGCCGAAAGCGTTCTGTACCAGCCTCATTCGGTCGGCAAATGTCACGTCGCCGCCCGCCGCGCCGGAAGCGCCGAAGGACCAATAGAAGGACCCACTATCGGCCAACATAAGGGTCGACGAGGTTGCCCCTTGGGGGCGCTTCCACACCGTACCATTATGATAGGCGTTGACGCCCAACACCAGGGTTGTTCCGCCCGATCCGGCGATGAAGTTTGCGCCGTTACCGAGGTTCAGGGCTTTGAAGCTCCCGGACCACGGAGCGGGGGTGGTGACAATCCCCACGTGGCCACCCACCGGGTCGATGTTCAGCGGAAGAGCGACGATGCCGCCAGAGGGGCCGCGCCCAAGGACCGTTGAGGCCGTCAGGGCCACCTTGGTAGGAGTGGAAGCCCCTGAGGAGGTGAGGACCTGGTCGGCCGCGTCGAAGGTCGATTTGTCGATCTTGGCGGCGATGGCTGCTGCCTGTGCTGTCGAGACCGGCTTATCAGCGTCCGACGTGTTGTCGACCTGATCGAGCCCCACGTCCGCCTTGGTTAGCGCCGCGATTGCGTCGGCCACCTCGGAGGCGGCAGCTGCGGCGCTTGAGGCCGCGTTGGTTTCGCTCGTGGAGGCGTTGGCTTCACTGGCGGCGGCGTTCGCCTCGCTCGTGGCGGCAGCGGCAGCGCTTGAGGAAGCGGCACCGGCCGAAGCGTCGGCTTCAGCGGCCTTGGTGGTCGCCGTAGCTGCCTCTGCGGCGGCCGTTACTGCCGAAGCGTCGGCTTCAGCGGCCTTGGTGGTCGCCGTAGCGGCGCTGGCCGCAGCGTTGGACTCTGAGGTCGCCGCAGCGGTCTCTGACGCCGCAGCCGCGAGGGCGGCGGTCTCTGCATCACTTTCGGAGCTGGCAGCTGCCGTAGCGGACGCAGCGGCGTCAGTGGCCTTGGTGGTGGCGATGGACGCCTGTTCGGTTGCGATGGCTACCTGCTCGGCGGCCACCTCAGTGGCGGTCTTAACCTGGTCCTTGTCGATCCCAGTGTCCTGGTAGAAGGACGAACCCATTAGTATTCCTCATTGGCTGCGGCCGGGGCCACAGACATGGGACCAGCAAAAGCATCGCTGATGCCCTGGGCGGTCAGCTCTGCGGCGCACTCGGCGGACTTGTCGGCGAACCTGGAGAGGCGCTCGTCCTCGTAGAAGTCGGCGGCCAGCTCTGCGGCCCCGTACAGGACCGCATCTTCAGCGGCCTGTGCCCACATGTTCTCATCGGCGTCGGTGACCATTCGGTCCTCAGCGCCGTAATAATGGAGAGACACGACCGTGCCTTCGGCTGGTTCCGGGCGGAACTTGTACTGGCCCCTGATCTTCACGAAGACCTTGGGCGTCAGCCCGTACTTCGTCCAGGTCAGAAAGCGGCGCATGTCGACTTGCTCAAGCTCCACGTCGTCGACGTAGAGGTTTGCAAGCTCCAGGAAGTCGGTCGGCAGGTCGATGTCGGGACTATCCGTTATCGTGTACTCGACCAGGCGTTCCATGAAGGGAAGCCGGACGTTCCGCTCAAGCCGGTCGACCGCGCGGTTGATGAACCTACCGGCACGAGCTGGGGTAAGGTCCTTGCGATTGATGAGGGCGATCAGGTCGTCCTTCAGCTCGCCGAAGTTCATTGGTTATTCCGTGTGTGCGTTGAGGGGCAGCGGCCTCAACCCACCTTCGTGGAGAGGGCCATGCCGTAAATGTTGGTGGCAGTCGCGCCCGAGACTGACGCGGGGGCGACTGAGCCGGGGAGGTCCTTGCCTGCCATCCATCTGTAATCGTAGGAGCCGTCTGCGGGCGGCGTGTCGATGTACTGGGTGGTCGCGGAGACGCCGATGGTATGGCCAGCGCTCTCTAGGACTCCGTCGTCATCGTATTCGACGACCCCGTTCGCGTACATCGGCCAACTGTGGATGGTGGTCCACGTTCCAGAACCTGCGGGCCTTCTCTGGAGCCACCCGTAAAGGCGGGATACCCCGAAAGACAGCGCCCCAGGATTTCCTGAGATATTCGCAGATAGGATCAGGTGGACGTAGCCTCCCTGCGAGACTTTCACCGGCAGTCCTGCCAGCGTGACCATGAGGTTACCGGCATCGGTAGCTGTTACGCCAGTCGCGGAAGCCGAGACGACCTTGTTGATGACGTCTTCGGACAGCTTGTTGGCGTCGATGGCCTGGTTCTGGATGACCGCGTTCTTGATGTACGTGGTGCCGCCGCTGACCTCGAAGACGTATTCGCCGTCCTCACCGACCGCGAAGCGGCTGGCGTCAACGATGAACTCGCTTTCAGCGCCGTTGATCTTGAAGCCGGTAACCTTGCCGTTGACGTCGACCGTCAGGCGGGCGGTGGCCTCGTCGCCGTTCTCGGAACTGAGAAGGAACTCAATACTCGACTCGTTATCGTCCACCCTGGTGGATACCGTGGTGACCGAGGCCGCCAGGGCACTGTCCGCATCGGCGCGGACGATTGCCTCTTCAGTGACTCGCGCCGCTGCCGAGCTGTCGGCCGCTACGGCCATGTTGTCGAAGCTGTTCTGGAGCTTCTCCAACTCGTCGTCGACGTACTGGCCGAGGCTCTCGGGCATGGTGGGCCTGATCCCCCGGACGTACCTCGGGTAATCCAGGGGATTGGTGGTTTGCGATGGGTTCGCCACGCGGTTTATCTCCTACCGCGCAGCGAGACCTTCAGGTCGAACCCGGAGAACGTGAAGTCCGTGGGGCCGTCGTGATACAGTCGGTACGCCAGGTACCTTCCGGCTTCTCGAATATCCACCTTGTTGTCGGTGCGCGGGTCATAAGTCGTTGTGTCGGACCAAAGGGGCTCGTGGCCCACAATGTCTGATGCGCCGAACTGGAACGAGACGTTAGAAACCTCGCCCCGAACTCCTAACTGCGGATAGATGGCTTGGAGGACCTTATAGAGCGTCAGGTCCGCCCCGATCTCGTCGAGGTCGATGCCGACACGCTCCACAAAGGACGGCATGGGGACTTCAGGTTCCAGTGGCTTGACCAGACGGCCGCCCGTGAACAGGTCGAGGCCGTAGATGCGGCTCTCGGTAAGTCCAATGGAGCTGTCGGCCGGGGCCACGAAGATGGCATGAAGGTCCTTGTCGTCCTCGTTGGACACATAGGACCCGCCCATCTCCTGATAGGAGCTGTCCATCACGTCGTTGTAGCTCAACGCGGAGCTGACGGTCGAAAGGCAGCCTGAAGTCACATTCGGGAGGTCGTAGAACGTCCAGTTATCGAGCCGGTAGTTGTAGACCGCCGCCCGATTGCAGCCGAGGCCGCCTTGGAACCGTGCGAACCTGTCGCCCGAATGGTAGCAAAAATGGATCTCATTCAGCCGAGGGTCGTGGTTGACGAAGGCCAGCCAGGACTTCCCGTAGTTGAGGGACTGAAAGACGAAATCCTTGTCCTTGCCGTGGATGATGGACTTCTTGGTCGAGCCATCGTGCAGGTAGATGTCGTCCTTATCGAAGACGTAGTGCAGCCCGTCGATCTGGACGACACAATTCTGGTTCAGGATGCCGACCTTGTCGAAGAGCTTGCGCCAGCGGAACAGGTAGTTGCCGCCGATATAGTCCATCGTCCACACTTCGCCCCTTCCGTAGAGGATGAAGCTGTCCCGGAGGCCGAGGCCGTCAATTATCTCCACCTTCATCTCGTTGATGACGCTCTCGCCTGCCGAGTTGGTGGTGGACTCATGGTCCCAGGAGCCCGGAGCCGAGCCGTAGCCGGTTAGGTCGGACCATTTGACCATGGTGGGGTAGTTGACAGCGCCCTTGGTGACGTTGAGCGCCACCAGGAAGTCCTTGTAGGTCCTCAGGGAGGCGCACCGCCACCCGGCGTCCCAGTTGGGCAGCGTCGAGTAGATCGCGTCTCCGGGGAGCTTATGGAGCGGTGCGTGGCTCTTGCGGTTCAGGTAGCTGACGCCGCCGAGGAACGTGTGTGTAAACGGCATCTCCAGGTCAGCGCCCGTGAAGCCTGTGGGGCTGAGGTCGCTCTCGGTATTCCCGATAACCTGCTTGATGGTCGCCATGTCCTTGGACACCGCAACGATGCCCTCATAGGACGAGGACACCGGAGGTAGCGAGAACATGAAGGCTGGAGAGAAGCCGGTTTCATACTCGTAGACCCGGCGAATGACCGGACCCCGAGTGATCTTCCCGTTCTCGAAGCGGACGTTGACGCCAGCCGAAAGGGCGGCCGGTGGGAGGTCGTAGGGATTGATGTCCGCAATGATCCCAACGGACCCAAGCCCCCTGACGGGGAGCGTAGCGTTGGGCATTGAACCTAGACTTTCATGATGAAATTGCAGGCCACGTAGGGCGGAAGGGTCGGAACGGTAACGCTGTGGTTGTGATCAGCCTCTTCGTCCGTCTCGGCCGTATGGCTGTGGCTTCCGCCGCTGTTGACCGTCAGGCCGTGAGTGTGCGCCTGGCCCGAACCGACCTCAGAGGTCTTGCCGAGCGTCGGCGTCCCTGCGGCGCTGTTGAGGATGTATTCGGTGTCGCCACCGGCCGTCCGTTCCTGCGAAAGGCTGTTGCTGCCCGTGAGGGTATCGTTGCCGATCCCGGAGACCACGTTAAGGTGGCTGTGGGCCGGAAGCTCGGCGGTCGTGAGCGCATGGCCGCTGACCGAGCCTGTATGGCTGTGAGCGCCGCCAGCATCGACCGTGACACCGTGGCTATGGGCTCCGCCGTCTCCGGTGTTGACGTTGGCTTCCGCCGCGCCTCCGGTGGCCGAGAGCGCGTAAGTGTCGCTGACGCCCAGGAGGAACCGACCGCGAAGATCGGGGGTCGTGATGTTCCCGGTACCGTCCGTCCGGGCAACTGTCCGGCCATCGCAAAGCGCCCATCCGGTCGCAATGTCCTCTTCGGCACCGAAGAAAGACACGACGCTGCCGACAGGCATCTCAAAGAGGCTCGACAGGGCCGCCTGGTCTGCGGTGACGGGACCGTCAATGTTCGGGAAGGTCGCCTTCAGGGCAGCCTTGATGATGCGGAGGTGACTGGCAGCTTCCCCTTGCGGGTCCGTATCGGGCGGATAGCTGACATTGAGGTCGTTAATGTATTCTGCGGTCTCGATGGGCACCGATAGGTCTCGCGGGGTATGAAGGGGCTTAAGGGGAGCGAGGCGCTAGGCCATCAGCTCCCCCAGGCGTGGAAAGGTCCTCATCGGATGGAGGACACCAATGATCTGGATGCAATCGGCAGCTTTGGGGGACTATAGGGGGCTTTAGGTTACTTTAAGGGGCTTAAGGGGCTTAGAGTTCCTTAAGGGGTGATCTCATCATGATTGATGATCACCTTCCCTTGGGTTTCCTTCAGGTGACCTTAAGGGTCCCGGATAGTTGCCGATTGTGGAATGTTGTGCATACGTCTGCACTAATGGCAACTCATTGATTTTTCAGACTTTTAGTAACATAGGGTCCCTTGTGGTTCTTGAGGCCCCAGCTACTACATATTGTGTCGTTTAGGTTCATTCGGTACCATCGGCCTCCCGAGCATGGGACCCAAAAATAATCGGGCGAAAATGGCCTCAGCGAGCCACAGAAAACGGCGGATTTCCGTGATAGTCCGACCGGCCCAAAAATCCCCCAGCGAAACCCCGAGTTTCAAATCGCAATCGCCACGATCCGCGCGGTACCATCGGCCCGGCGAGGAGGGACCCGCAGGCCGACATTGGACATTCAATCCCTCGGAGACCCGCAGAAATCCGTGGGTTTCTCGGTGTGACGTCGTGTAAACGTAACGCCATGTCACGCCCCTGAATGCCTGGGACATTAGGCTCGATCAGCATCAAAGCCAATCGGTCTGGCCTGCCAGGCATTAGGGCCATTACCCCACCGCATTCTCCCCCACCATGGCGCAATCCCCCTGATTTCCGTGGGTTGACGCTGGATGCCTGATCCTCTGCGTCCCCCACCGGCCGGGCGGGCGAGGAGTTAGCGCCCAGGATTGATCGACTGGGTCGAACAATCAGCGAGGGACTATTCGATTTTCTCGATAAGTTGAAGGGCATCAGGAGGCCTGAAGGGACGAAAAGCCCCGAAAGCCGGGCGTTCTGCCCCCATCGTACTGATCGCCCCTCTCGATCTCCATTGATTCAAAAAATAAATCACTCTCGCCTCATGTGGACTATTGCCATGTGTGGATTGTTCCCGTATGTGGAGCGAACAGTTTAAACACAAGGACGAAGACAGATGGACCTCACCGCACTGACCTGGGACAGCCCACGGCCCGGCCGGGTGACGAACGGAACTTCCTGCACCCACAGCGACCTCGGGACCTTTGAGCGCGATGGGAAGCCATACCGCTTTGAGGTCACCCGCTGGTTTGCCCCAGAGGTCCTGGGAGGTCGCCGCCGTGTCTCCTACGCTGTCGTGATCTTCCACAAGGGCCGTGCGGTTCCTGAGCGCTGCCTCAAGGCCGAGCGGGAGGCACTCGCCCGACATGGCCGCATCCGTGTCCAAGACGCGGCGACCTTCTGGTCCACCCAAGAAAACACGAAAGGCTAATCCAATGGGACGTTCAGTTTCCTCTCCGTCCAACGCCGTGGTCGCCTACAACACCTGGGAGGCCGACGAGGACGCAGACTTCCAGTGGGACGTCATCGACGACCTGGTGAACTATGCGCCCACCCTCTGGCCCTCTCTGACCCCTTGCGACCGCTGGCTGGACCGCGAAGACCATGCAGTCCTCGAAAACGATCACGCCTATGTGGGCGTCTCGGAATACTGCGGCCTGGTCGCCTACTGGATCGTCGCAAAGGACGACACGGACAACGCTGGTCTGGCAGAGCGCTGGGTTGCCCAAGTCGCCCCTAAGTTCGTCGAGACCTTTGGCCGCCTTCGCCGCCTCGGGACCTTCAGCAACGGCGAGGCAGTCTTCGAGGTGGCCAATGCAGCTTGATCGTAAAGCCATCGCTACCGCCCTCGCCAAGGCCCAGGCCTTCAAACAGTGCGGAAAGGACCAGGAAGCCAGCCAATGGGCGAAGGAGCTGGTCCGCCTCCTCGAATGCCATGACATCCTGAAAGACTGAAAGGAACACCATCACATGATCACCATCACCCAGCTCCGCCAGGCACTCGCTGGCACAATCGTTCGCCTCAAGGCTGGCCGGAATGGCTATGAGGTCCTGGTCGGCGACGTCTCGATCTTCAGCACCCTAAGCCTCCAGAAGGCCGCTGAGATAGCCATCAACCACGCACGGGCTTTGAGCGCACAGAGCGCCCTTCGCACGTCCTGACGCTACACAATCGGCAATAATCCACACAAGGGAACGATACGACCATGGCAAAGCGCAGAAACATCCACACCGTCTCCTTCAGCGGCCAGACGTTTACACGGACCAGCGCCTCCAGGACCTATGCGTACCTGGTCGTTGGCAAGCGTTCCTTCCTGGACGCTCTGTCCCGTGCGGGCCGGATCGAAGACACGGACGCCAGCAACTATCGCTACTGGGAGAAGCACAACCCCGAGCGCCTCTCGGGCTATTCGGACGTGAAGGACTACCAGGAGAAGCGCCGCGAACAGCGCCTCAAGGCCGTCCAGGCCGCAAAGGACGAAGGGTTCTACGACAGGTTCGAAGCGCTGGCTTGGTGCAGCCGGAAGGACCTCGCGGAGAAGCAGGCCCACGCGCACCGCAAGTTCTACATTGAGGTGACGATCCTGCCGGTCGCCGTCGAGACGAAGGGGAGCTGAACGCGATGCCTCTCAGTCTCACCGATCTCGCCGTTGTGTCCTCCCAGCACCCAACGCGCGAAAGCTGGCTCAACGCCTTCACAGCGGCCGCTCGGCCACACTTCGACCGGGTGGGCTTCCCCCTGCCCTCTGAGGTCCGCAGCTCCATCGGGTTCCCCTCCAAGGGCGCTAGGTCCAAGGTGATTGGCGAATGCTGGTCGAACGCTGTCTCAGAGGATGGCCACTTCGAGATATTCCTTCGGCCCTCCATGCAGTCGGACGCCTCTAGGATCGCGGACGTCCTCACCCATGAGCTGGTCCACGCCGCCGTGGGCCTTGAAGCCAAGCACGGCCGGAAGTTCGCCAAGTGCGCCACGGCCCTGGGATTGACCGGGAAGATGACCGCAACGGTCGCCGGGCCTGAATGGCACGTTTGGGCCGATCCGATCCTCGCGTCCCTCGGGCCTCTCCCTGGGGCGGCCCTGGGCGACCTTCAGCTCTCCTCAGGTGGCAAGAAGCAGACCACACGCATGTTGAAGCTGGAATGTGACCAGTGCGGCTTCAGCTGCCGGACGACCGCCAAGCACATTGAGGCACACGAGGACGGCCTTACGTGCCCTGTGCCCGACTGTGACGGCAATCTTCAGCGCTCCTAACCAACCCTTAACGCATTCTATCGAAAGGATCATTTCATCATGGGTATCTGTTCTTCTATCGCCGCTGTCGGCCTCCACCTCGCCTCCATTCACGCCCCTGGGCACTACACGACCGTGGAGACGCAGTCGGTCGCCTCAACGCCAGCGCCAGGAGCCCAAGGCAGCGCGGCGCTGTCCATCAGCCAGGAGGTGCGCCGCAGCTACAACAACGCCAACCCTGGGCTCTACGCCAGGTGCAACAGCGGCATTCAGGTCGGGGGCTACTACAACAGCGAAAGGAACTTCACGGCCTATGCGTCCTATGTGAAGGACCTCAGGATCGTCGGGCCTGTAAGCGCCTGGGGCGCGGTCGGCCTCGCAACGGGCTATGAGCGCCACCGGATCACGCCTATCGCCCTGGTGGGCGGGAAGCTGGACCTCGGGGACCGGCTGGCCCTTCGGGTAGGCTATGCGCCCAAGGTGGCCAAGGCCAACGACACGCACCTTGTCCACTTCGCGCTGGAATGGAGGCTGGGCCGGTGACCGCCCTCAACGATATTCATTCCGTCTCGCGGGGATCGTTCGGCCGCCACCCGGACGTGCTGATCGTTACGGGCGAGCATGGGGAGCTGGCCACATTCGAAAGAATGGGGCTTGATAGCTGCCTCAAGCCTCAGGACGCGGCCGAAGCGAAGGCGCACCCGTGGTTCTTCACCGGCTCCCCGTTCGGTCCCGAGATTGTGGGTTTGGCCTGGGAGCGTCACTCTGTCCGTGGCGGGAGGATCGGGGAGAAAAGGTGATGTGGCTGTCTTGGATCGTCGAACGGTATACGAAACGAGCATTAGGACGGCCTCAGCCTGAAAAGGTGGACGTCATGTGTCGAACTAAAGGTGGGCGGGAGTTCAGGCCGTTTAGCATTGAATGGCGAGGATCAACGCTAATCCTATGTGAGAATGAGGAATAAGGACTGTGACCGATAACTTCGTAATCCTGTGGACCATCATCGCCCTGGTCGGCCTGATCACTGGCTTCATATCGGATTGAGCCCGCACATGACACGTCACCCCAGCAACGAAGAGCTGCGGAACGCCTACTCAACGGCCGGACAGGTCCTCAGGGCCATCGACCTCACATGGGCGGCAGCTCGCCCTGGGGAGCATCGACCACCACCGGCCGAAAGGGACCGCCTGTTCCGCGCCACCATCACGAGGCCCAGCCATGACACATAGCACCATCGACCAGCACTATATTGTCGTTTACACGAAGGATAACACGAACCTGTCAGCCCCTCTCCGCCCTCCAGCCGCAAAGGACTTCGAGAACCAGGTGCAAGCCCTGGGCTTCACCACGCGGGTCTATCGGGCGCTGGAGGTCACATGGTCCACCAACGGCGGCCGGGAGCGCTCAGGTCCGCTGCCAGCCCCCAAGGCCCATGAGCTGCTGAAGGAACTCCTCGCCCTCGGCTACAACGATGCGGCCACCCATCCCGTGGAGGCGACTATTCCTGCCTGACTGTTTACTATTCGTTCACTACGTCGCTATTACCCCTGAGGGACTTAATGTTTCTCAGGGGTTTTCTGTATGCTTGCGCTGCGTCTCACTTTACTTCCTCTCGCCTTGATCGTTTCATCCCCAGCTATCGCCGGTCAATCCTTCGCGGCCTATGAGGGCCAGGGCGCTTACCAGGAGGGGACCGGAGGCTCCAGGATCACCAAGCACGGGATCGACTATTGGACGAACGGCACCCCTCCCCGCCGCTTCCAGCTCCTGGGGTTCCTGACGGACAAGCGCCGGGACAACAATCTCGTTCCTGACGTCGTCGGCTCCAAGGGCGTAGCCAAGGCGGCCATCAAGCACGGAGGGGACGCGGTGGTCATGCTGGGAACCAAGGGCGAGGTGATCGGCCTCCTCGGGGGCGCGGTCAGCCCCAACATGGGCTACGGGGCAGTCGTCCGGGACAAGGTCACCGTTCTGGCCGTCGTCAAATACCTGGATTAACTAGACACCTTCACCCACGGTTAACGGACTGGACACGAAAGTTAAGGGCACACACGCACTGAGGCCCAGCGGGGGATGGGCAGCGTGTGGCGCGAAACGCTAACCCCAAGCATGTGAGACATTTTCGCACTGTCCTACATGCTCCGGGCTGGCGTATGGGAACAAACCGCGAACATGCGGGTCGTGTGTGGATCATAGCGAGAGCCGAGGTGTCTTGATGGTGACGAATATGTTGAGTGTACCGCTGTCGGAAGGTGTCGCCGAGAACATGGGCGACGGAATGTACATTGTGCGCCAGGAGGTCGACGGGGAACCCCAAGCCGTCAATCTGACCGTGGCTGATATGTGGAAGATGCTCCAGAATGCCCTGGGAGGCCTCATGGAGGCTCAATGGCCCTCGGGGCTACCAAAGGAGTCTGAAGAGCGGATCGCCTCTCCTGACCCACTTTCCGGGCAGATGGGAGGCCATTCGTTCCGACGAGCAGCCTGAAGGTCGAAAAGAAACCCCCAAGGCCCGTTAAGAGGCTATGGGGGTTTGCTATTTGGTGTGGCGGACTATTCGTCCATGAACCACCAGTCGAGGAAGTCCAGAACGTCCTCCACCGCGAAGGCGAACGCCTCCGGGTAGCCTATGGCCAGCCCAGGCGTCGTCCAACGGAACGAAGCCCAAATCCAGAAGGCATGGAGGAACAGGACGGCCAGCGCCGACGAGACCAGAAGGATCACCGGGACGCAGACGAAGACCGCCACGGCCAGAAGGAGGCGGAGAGAGCGGAAGAGCGTCACAGAACGAACTCCTCGGCTATATCCCGTACAAATCGCTCCACAGGGGCCTTCCGGGACGCGCGGGACAGAGGGTAGCCCTCCGCCTGCTCCAGCTCCTCTTGAAGCATCGCCAGAGCCCGCCAGGCCACCATGGCCGAATGGCGTAGCCCTTTGTCGTCCAGCTTCCCACGGTCGACCAGGTGACGCATGATCTTGTTGGCATGGTCGGTCGACTTGTCGCGGTCCCAGTGCATCCCCTTCTCCGGGTGATGCTGGGCGGTTGAGGCATGGGACAGACGGGCCACCTCGGCCAAGGCGTTCGGGAAGTAGTCCAGGAGGCCTTCGGCCATGGGGTACTCTTGGCGCTTGGCGGCGTCGTCGGGGAGCGACGGCTGTTGAGAGAAGGAGGTGGGCGTCAGCGTTAGGCCCACGCCGATGCTCGCCGTCCGCTTGGCGTTCCGTAGGCGGGGGTAACCTCCGAAGACGTGGTCGCCAGTTTCTGAATCAAAGTGCCGATAAACAATGCGGCCTTTGTCCAAATACTTGACGCAAATCTTTGGGTCGGCCCAGCTGTCTCTGTTCATCCTGTGGAAAACAACCGGGGTTCCATCTTCCAGCTCCAGAAGCTTTGAGGTGTCGATAGGAAAAACCGTCTCTCGCTGACATTCCACCCTATCGCACTGACAGGCCGTGGGCCGCCGATTACAGGCGCTGCACTTATTGCTCATCCGCGAACTCCTTCAGGAGGTCGATCAGGCGCTTGGCCTGTTCTTTCCCGATAATCACGTCATGGAGGTCATCGTCCTCGGTCACTTGGCCGAGACTGATCGCGTCACCCATGTCGATCACGGTCAGGGTGTCGAAGTCATCCTCGTCCAGGACCTGGGGAGGCTTTGGGCTCATCAGGGCGTTATCGCTCATGGGTGCTGGTTTCCTCAGTTGTAGATTGTGCGGAGCTTCTGGGCTGCTCGCTCGAAGTCTTCCGCGTCGTCGATAAGATCGCGGGCAGTTACCTGGCTGAACTGGTAGAGCTTGCCCTCTGGGTATCCGGTAGGGCTGTGGACCATCAGCTCGATAGGTTGGCCTGAGGCCATAAGACCAGCCGCCAGCGACCGGAGGTTCCTCGCGGTGTCATCCAGTTGCTTTGCGCGGACTGTCGGGATCATCAGATAACGTCGATGCGCCCGGCCGGGGACGTCAGGGCTTCAGAGACCTTGGCCTCTTCGGCCGCAATGGCCTTATCGAACACGGCCAGGACCTCTTCGACCGTTTGGCCCATCCTGTCGTTGAAGTGCGGGAAGTATTCACCGGCAGCGGCGTCCAGGGCCTTGTGGGCTGGAGAATCAATACGCATGAACGCTAAGTCACCCTGAGCCAGGCAAACGGCCCCATGACCACAGGCGCAAAGCACCTCGTCGAGGTTGCGGGGATATAGTCCCTCATCCGTTAAACCGACGTAGTTGCCTTGCGTCCATCCCTTGTCGATCAGGAGCTGCTTGGCTTCCTTCAGGACCTGAACGGTCGTCTTCTGCTGTGTCGTCTCAACCATGTTCGATTTGTTCTTTCTGTTAGGCGGCAGGCGGCTCCCAAAGGATCGGCCTGCGGGCCTTACTGTCCCAATCAGTGTGGTGAAGGATGCGGGCCAGGCGGGCGTTGAGCAGCGCCAGGTCCTCAGGTGTCCGGCCGAGCCACTTGGACTTCGACGGGTCTTTGTCCTTGGCGTAGGCGGCGCGGTAAGCCTGGAGGACATTCTCCCAGGGATCACCGGCTTGCATCAGGACCTTTTCGGCTGACTTGGGGCCGATGCCTGGGCAGCCTGCATAGCCGTCCGTGCTGTCGCCCATGAGCGTCTGGTAGAGCCAGAACTCCTCGGCGCTTTCGGGCGTCGTTTCGACCAGCTTGTCCTGCCGCCATATCTTGACGTTCGGAAGTGTCTGCATGTCCTTATCTTCGGACACGATGACCCGGTCGACCGGCGACTGGCGGGTGGCAAGAATACCGATGTAGTCGTCGCCCTCAAGGCAATCCTCGGAGACTACGCGATACTTTCCGTCTGCCCTAAGGTGATCAATGATCGGCCAATAGCAGAGGGGTTTTCGGACGCTCTTTCGGTTTGCCTTGTAGTCCTCCCAGACTTCTTTTCGGAAGTTGTTGGGACCGGAGAAGACCAGCACGGCCTCTTCGCCCTTCAGGCGCTTGATGTGCCCTTGGACCTGCCGCTCGAAGGTATCCAGCGCCTCGTCGAAGGCACTGTTGAGGATGTGGACGGAAGCCCCAGCCTCGTTGGTGAACACCGCCTCGCGCTCCACGGCCGAACAGGCCTGAAAGAGCGTGAAGTCGGCGTCGATCAGTAGCTGCGTCACGGGTAGCGGTTGTCCCCGTGGACGAACACCCAGCGGACGGCCGCAATAGCCTTGCCGAGAACGTCGACCAGGAACGCAACGAACCACATGATGCCCAAGGCCAGCAAGCCGCAGACGAGGAGGACCAGGCCGAGGAGCGGGCCGGAGAAAGCGACGATCAGGACGACCAGGAGGATGCAAGTGAGAATGGTGAGGATGCTCATGATTTCTTCTCGATCTCGATAGAGAAAATCTGATTGATGGACGCCCAGCCCTCCTCCAGCGCCCGCTGTTCCACGGCAAAGGCTCGGGCCTCGGCCAGGGTGGCGAAAGGCTTTCGGCCTCTCTGGTAGCGGACTTCGTAGGAGGAGGTTGCGCCGGGCGGGGGCTTCCAGGGTTCTCGGAGGAACATTAGGCCTCCACCAGCTCCGGGCTGTCCTTGGGGATGCGCCGGGTCGAGACGATCTCACCGTCCTCTTCGATCACTTCGAAGACGTCCCATTTGTCCCGTCCGTACCTGGTCGCAGCGCCGCTGGCCGCTGGGTAGGCATCACCGGCATTGAAATAGCGCCGCCGCTGCTCCGGGACCTGGACGAGGTCTTCGCTGCTCTCGTCGAGCCCGCTGTAGGAACTGCCAGAGAGGAGGAATGTGTCGGGGTACTCGTTCCCATCGTACCCAGTGACCAGGGCGACCACCGGGAACTTTCCAGCCGCGTCCGTAGCAACAATGCGGGCTTTGCGTCCGTCGCGGGTGCGGACGGGTTTATTGAAGTCGATCATTCGTTTGGCTCCTTTGCGGGGCATGGGTTCTTGTTCGCGGCGCGGAGCCGCTCCTGGTCAGCCATTCGGACCTTGCGATCCGCTGCGATGGTCTTGGCCAGCGTGAAGATGTCTGAGGTTGCCGGGCGCGGGTAAGTCGGCTCCGGGACCTGTTCGATCTCACAGTCCACGGGGACGGCGACCTTTGCGGTGACCGTCTCGGCGGGAGGTGACGGGAGGTTGACTTTGGGTGGCGCTGTGCAAGCCCCCAGGATCGTCAGGGCGATGATCAGGAGGGAGAGGACCGCCAGGATGGCGACGTCCTGCCAGGAGGTGTTCATTACTCGACCTCCAGGACTATCTTCGCGGGGAGCAGGTCGCCACGATGGGCCATTGCTTTCCACTTTTTAGCCGACCGCCAGCCTATGAGCTTGGCCTCGGAAAGCTCCGTGGTGAGCCCGCCTCCCTCCTTTTCATAGGGGCGGCTTCCGTAGGTGGCGATGTGTAGGCCGTAGGATTCTTCTGCCCGAACCTGCCGTCGTTCAGGGGGGAGATGCTCCAGCCAGCTGTACTGATCGTACTTCGTCCTGTAGCTCTCGACGGTCTCGTGCGGCTTGTAGCGAAAGACGTACCGTTGAACGCTCATTGGTCGTCCTCCCCCAGAGCTTCCATGGCCCAGTCGTAGCCGTCCCAGTTGTCCACACCTCCAGCTTCTAGGGCGAGGAGCTTTTCTTCGGAGCGGCGCAGACGCTCATATTCCCGGCGTTCGACTTGGACTATTTCGGGCTTCATCATTCCATCAGCTCCTTCTCAAGCAGCTCACGGGCCGCACGGCACTGATCGACCTCATCGCCCTGAGGCACCTTGAGAGCGATCAGCCTGTCCGCCTGGGCGGTGAGTGACTTTGCGCGGCCATCAGCGGCCGAGAGGTTGGCGGTGTAGGCCTGGCGATCCTGCCAGCGGGCCTTGAGGATCATGTCGAGGCCGGTCGTCTGCTGTCGGATCACAGCGTCCTTTTGGGCCAGTGCGGTCGCCTGGACGTTCAGCTGCTGCTGCATCGTCGTCATTTCCCGGTCGCGGGAGACGATGCGGTCATTGGCGGCCGTGAGGCGGGCGGACTGGACCCATGCAAAGACGCTGGCGGCCGTGGCGATCACAGCGAGCCCAGCGCCGATCTTAGGCGTCAGGAATGAGATCATATCGGGTATCCTTCTTGGAGGATTAGGAAACGGGCTGGATCGTCACAGGAACCACCCGGAAACAGGGCGCGTCCCACTCGCTGAAGGGGATATTTTTCCGATTGAATACTTGTGCCTGGTTTATGTCCTTGGTCCAGCGCCCGCGTTTACCTGGAGAGACGTATTCCCCGTGCAACCGCCGCATCCATGTGGGACACTCGGCGGCCGTGGCATCGACGCGGATGACTACAGGGACGTAATCAATCTTCATCGGGCTCGCTCTTCCGGGTGATCCACACGCCAATTCCACCGGCCGTGAGGATGAGCCCCATGCCTGTGCCGAAGTCCGTGTGGTTGAACGCCTGCCCCTGCCCGACCACGGACCATGCCGAGAGACAGAGGAACTGAAGGGCCGCGAGGCACCAATAGACCCTGGACGGGGCGTAGGTTTCCCCGTCCTTTGTGGTCAGAAGGTGCTTGATGGCCCCGGCGAATCTGCGGAGCCAGGGAAGCATCAGATGCCCGCGATTTCCGCCAGCTTGTTGGTGATCGCCGGGAGGTCGACCGAGAGCGACGGGTAGCCGTTCTCATCGGTCTCCACGACAATTCCCAGCTCGCCGAGCAGCTCCCGTGCCTGGCCCACGTAGCGGGAGGCCTGGAGGATGATCGCCGTGTTCTCGTCGTGCAGGCGGGTGAGGCCGTTGAGAGCGCCGCGCTGGCGTTCGGCCTTGTCGGATACGCGGCGGACCTCCTCCTTGAGGGCAGCGATCTGGGCGTGAGCATCGGCAACGATTTCGGTCGCCGTGTCGTTGATCAGCTTGGCGACTTCCCGCCATCCCGTCGCTTCCAGCTTCAGCTCCTCACGTTCCCGCATGAACTCGGCGATTGCCTGGTCCTCTGGGCTCTCCGGGACGGTGTTCTCGTCGTCTTCACGGGCGGTTGCTTCGAGCAGCGCGGGCGTGGGGCCACCGATCAGGACGTTGCGCTCAGGGGCGGAGAGGTACGGGAAGGCCTCTTCAAGCGAAGCGCCCTCAAGCCAGCTCAGGAAGTCGGCGGTGTCGACCGTGATCCGGTAGGTACCGTTTACACGGCACGGAACCGCAATGGTGGTCTCGTCGGCGAACTCAATTTTCTGGGCAACTGGAATAGTATTCATTATGCGTTCTCCAGCATAAGGAGGCCGGTGGAGGTTATTCTCCAGACTCGGCCCCATGAGTGCCTGTCGTCGCGGACTGTTATCAATCCGAGGCAAGCAGCCACTGCGATTTCATCTGTGTGTTTTCGTGAGAAGTCGGATCGGGTCGTGAAGGGTGACTTCCAGGCTCTTTCGAGGACTGGAAGCACCTGATCAGTGGCAAGTGGCCCAGTTAAGGCCGACCTTGACCTCTCCGTCTGTGGGGCATCGCCAGGATGGGAAGGGATTCCCGGCCCGACGTGCAGTTTCGATAAGGATAGCACTCACTTTGTCCTCAAGGCCTTCGCGGACGGCGACCTGCAATTCGTCGTGAATCCAGCCCAGGAACACGAAGTCCCCGTTCCAGCCGTGCTTGAGCCCGGCCGCGATGAGAGCGTCCTCGGCGTCGGCGATCCATTGTTTACAAATAACGGCACCGGCCGACTGAAGCAGCGAATTGAGCGCCGCATGTTCTGATCGGACGGGTATCTTCCGGCCGTCCAGGCCCTTCAGCCATCCCTTCTTAGCTGCGGATTTCACAGCCGCGATGAGCTTGGCGAGCGCCGGGAACTTCTTCAGGAACCGGGCGCGGAGCTGTGCCCCTGCCTTTGCTCCCTTACCGATGATCGAACCGAGCTTTGCGTCTCCGGCACCGTAGAGGAAGGCGTAGATGAAGGTCTTCGCTACGTTCCGGTATTTCTTATGCTCCGGGTGGGCCGCTTCGTCGCGGACAGTGTCGTCCGGCAGGCCAAACAGCGCCTTGGCGTTCTCCCAGTGGATGTCCCCTTCGAGAACCACCTTGATGTACGCGCCGCCGTCGAAGGCGGCCATGAAGGAGCCAAGACAGCGAAGCTCTAGGCCGGACTGGTCAGCGCCGAGCTGTTTCCAGCCAGGGAGGACAGTGAAAAGCGCTCGACACTCCCACCCGAACTCAACACCCACTGAGGGAACTTGCGCCTTGTTGGGATCGTAATGGGTCGCTCGGCCTGTGACCGCGCCGTTGGTGTTGTAGCGTCCATGGATTTTCCCTTCTTTGGTGACAAGGCGCAACCAGGCTTTGTTGCCTTCGCCGAGCTGGCCGATGCGCTTCTGAATGAGGAAGAACCGGGCCAACTGCTTGGCCTCGGGGAACTTGAGCTTCGAGAGGACCTCGTCGTCCACCTTCGGCTTGCCGCTGTCGGTGAACTCACTGGGCTCCCATCCGTATTTGGCCTTCAGCCGGTCGGCGATATGGTCCCGAGAAGACGGGTTGAACTCAAAGGTCTCAAAGCGCTCGACCGGAACGCCCCTCTTGTATCCCTTGGTCTTGTTGTCGCGCTTCGGGATGAAGTCGTCGAGCTGTACCGTCCAGGGCGGGAAGAGCGAGCGGAGCGATTGGCTGAGGCTTTCCCGCTCGGCACAGAGGTTAGCGTAAAGCTCCTCAGCGGCCTTCCGGTCGAAGGGCCAGCCATTGCGCTCGATCTGACTGCAAAGGCGCTGGACGCGCATCTCCAGCTTCATGGCCTGTTCGCTGAAGCCCTGGTCGACGAGGTACCGATAGAGCGCCAGGTTGAGCCTGCCGTCCTGGATCATGTACTCGTGCATCCGGGGGTTCCATTCGGCCCACGGATCGAGGCCCTCGGCCTTCATCTCCTTGGCGTAGTCGCCCTTGCGTTCGGTACCGAGGCGGTAGCCCCAGGCCTCAAGGCTGTGGAGCCCGACGAACTGGCCGGGGAACTCCTTGGGCTTCTTGTACGGATAGGGACGATCCGGGTTCTGGAGTTCCCATTGCTCCAGCTTGGCCTTGTATGCCTTCCAGGCTTTCGCCAGTGGAAAGTCCGTGGCCTTGATGTCGCTGAAGACCAGCTTGGCCAGATTGACCGTGTCGATCAGCTTCTCAGCTGGCGGGACCGGGATGCCGTGGAGCTTCTCGATCACCGCGCAGTCATAGCCGATGATATTGTGGCCTATGAGCAGCTCGGCGTCCTGATAGAGCTTCAGGAACTTCCCGATCTCAGCGGGCTTGAAGTCCAGCACCTCTTCCGTGTCGATGTTGATGGCGACAGCGGAGTGGATGACCGAGACGGCGTCCAGGAGGCCGTTCGTCTCAATGTCGAAAACGTAGCGGCCCCCAGTCACTGAACGATCCTCAGGGGCGGGAGCTGGGCTTGGAGGACTTTACGCTCCCTGCGGAGCTGCTGGAGGCCGAGAGCGGCCCCGAGGGTGGTGAACTTGCCAGCGTCGGCGTCTGCCTGCTGACGAAGGATGCTGTCAGTCTTGCCCCGTATCCGGGACATGATCGTCTGCACCTCCCAGTCTTGCATGGGCGGTGGGGTAGTCATGGTATTTGTAGGTCCTTGTGCCTCTCGCTGGAGGCTAGTGGGTCTGTCCGGTTAGGGCTGAAGATCGTTTAGGCCGTCGATAAGGGCCGCGTAGGCCGCAGGCGCTGACGGGTCGACGAACTGCCAGCCTTGGTATTTCTCGGAAAGGCGCTGAAAGCGCTTCGAGCTCCGGTCGTACTGAGCGGCATCATCGCACCGAACGAGAGTAAAGGTCTCGTTGGCCTTATCGCGGACGTAAGCATCCGTTCGGAACACATTGATCCCGTCTGAAGCTATTTGGCAGATACCGAAATCAAAGCGGGGAAGAATGCTGTCCTGTCCAGAGCTGAGCGTTATGAGCTGAAAGTCGCTGTGCGGTCCTGCGATGTCAAAGACCCCGAGGACTTCTTCAGTGGCCCAGTTCTCGTACCCGCCCATTACTCCAATAAGAGCGGAGTCTGGGACCAGTTTTCCGACCTTCTCGCGGACTTCTTCGAAAGATGAGCCAGCATTTGGGGCAAAGATGTCGATGTCCTTGACTGGACGGCCGTTGTCGAGGTCACGGAGGCATCCCCCAGCGAGGAGGGAGCCAGGGAATACGGCGCAGACGTGCGCCAGGGTGGCCGCGTAGGCGGCAGGGATTTCCATTTTGAATTGTTCCTAGAAGTCGTCGCCCTCGTAGGGCGGGAAGCTGGCCCCGTCCGTCTTGGGCTCGGGGAACTCGCTCTCGATTAGCTGGGCGGTCTCGGGTTCGAACTTGAGGCACATGGTATTGCCGTTCGCCCGTCCGGTGTATCGGTCCTTCACGCACCTGAGGGTGCTGTATTGACGCATCTCGGGATCGTCGGCTTGCGTGTCCCGCTCCAGCCCGAAGGCGTAGTGGAACCAGGCGGCGATGGCTCGGGAGCCCTTGAAGTGCTTCAGCATCACCCGGCCGCCCTCTTCGTGCGGCTTGCCCTCGGGGGTCGCCAGGTGGCTCACCACAATGATGATGATTCCCAGCTCCTGGGCGAGGAGGCTGATCTCCTTAACGATGGTCTCGACTGAGGCCCTTTCGTTCGTCGGGTCGATCAGCGCCGTGAGGTTGTCCAGATAGACGATCTTCACGCCCTTCGAGACCGCGAGGTACCGAATGCGGGACTTGATGTCCGCCCATGCAGAAGCCGTGAAGTTTCCGCCGAAGATTATCTTGCCGCTATTGTCCAGGGCGTCGATAGCTTCGGTCAGCTCTTCTTGGGTGTATCCGCCCTCCTCCATGGGGATATGGAAAGGACGCCCGGCATACTTTCCAGCTACCCGCTTGACCGTCTCGCCTGGGGTTTGCTCCAGGTAGATCACGGCCGTCATTATGCCGAGCTGAAGGACGTCGAAGCAGATGGACTGTGTGCAGAAGTCGGTCTTGCCTACCCCTGCCCCGGCCCCGATCAGGTACGTTTCGCCCCATCGGCGGCCGAAGGTCCACTTGGTCAGCCTCGGGCTCCACCAGGGGATGCCCATCTCGACCGGCTTCAGTGCGTCGGCTCTCAGGTCCGCCACCGTGAAGATGCCGTCCGGCTTGAACTCTTCGGCGTTGAAGTAAGCGTTGGTGATCGCCCGGCCATCTCCAGCCATCAGGGCCGACCGGGCGTCCTTGTGGCCCTGTATCTCTCCGATGAAGGCCTTCCCGGCCGGAAGGATCGCTGCGGCCTTCCTGGCCCATTCGCGTCCCGTCTCGTCGGCGTCGAACAGGAGGACGACCTTGTCGAAGCGGTCCAGCCATTCGTAATGGTTCTTGAGGACGTCGACGGAGCCCTTCGCGCCGGTTGGGATCGACACGACTGGGTATTTGCCCCCAGTCAGCTGGTAGTAGGCTGCGGCGTCCCCTTCGCCCTCGAAGATGACCAGAGAGCGCGTGTCGCACCCTGGCCCCCATTTGTGCATGAGCCACAGGGGCGGCTTGCCTTCGGCGTGAGGGAACGAGAAGGTCTTGTCGAGGTCGAAGCGCTCCTTGTCGGCATCGCTCAGCTTGTACCTGATCTTCTGGCCCCAGAGGGCACCGTCAGGCGCGTGATAGTCGAAGGACAGACAGCCCTTGCGGGGGAGCTTAACGGGCTCTCCGTCCTCGTCGGGGACCTTCACGCTCCATTGGACGATCTTGATGCCCAGGGCGCGACAGGTCTTCTCATCAATGCCATAGGAAGAGGCGATTGAGACGACCTCCCCGGCGATAGCTTCGAACATGCGTTTCCGTTGTGATTGTTGGTGGCCCGCTCGGGGCTGATAGGCGTCGTCAGCTGTCTCCCAGTACCCACAGCCGAAGCAATGAGCCCTTCCAGACGCGTAGCGGCCGAGGTTGTCCCTGGAGCCGCATTCTGGGCACGGTTCGTGCTGGAGGAAGGCGCTGGTGTCCTTCTCGTAGTCAGCCGCCATGGCCGCAGGCCTTGAGGAAGGCGGTCTCGGAGCCGAAATCCTCGACCGAAGCGTCCGGCTGCCCATCGGCGAGCTTCATGACGTGGCGGACCCTGCCGGTCCAAGTGTGCTTTGAGCGGTGCAGGTAGGAGACGCACTCGTGCTTCACTGTGAATGCAGCAACGATGTCGTCCCCGTCATAGTCGGGCTCAACCACGATCCAGATAGCGCTGGCGCGGGCCATTGTGTTCTCCGATGATGTGGAATCTGGTGTGTGCGGGCCTTTCACCCGCTGGGGCGCAGCGCTTTACGGATATGTAGCTGAGTTCCTCAGTCCGCCTTCAGACAGGCTGCGGACGCCTGGGCCGGGACGCTACCGTTGTTCCCGATGCCAATCATGTTGAGGACGGACCTCTGGAGGCCCCTGAGGTGAAAGGGAGGAAAGCCCTCAGGAGCCACCGGAAATCCGATGGAATGAAGTGGGACCGTCTGTGCGTGTGTAAACGGTCCCACGACTGGGTTATTGTGGGCGGGGGCGCTTGCCTGCTTCCAGGATCGGAAGGCCCGCTTCGGTCGGGACGTAGATGATCTGTCCCTTCGAGTTTTCGAGGTTGTTGATGTAGAGGTAACGGAGGTAGCCCTCGGGACCGCCGAGGCCCTGGGCCACGATGCGGTTGGCTTCCGCTACACCTTTGGCGCGGATGATCTCGGCGTCCGCCTCCATCTTGGCGCTGTCGCGTTTCGCCATTGCGGCGCGGACAGCAATCTGGCGGTTCCCTTCGGCCTCAGCGAGCTGGGCCTGTCCGGCCATCCGGGAGGAATAGACGTTGTACTGCGGATAGAAGGCCATGCAGCCCCCGACGCCCCCGAAGGAGAGGAGGGCCACGAGGAGAATGATAACAACCGGCATCTTGGAACCTTTCTTCGCGGGAAAACGGCAGTCGATAAAAACCGGGGACGTCGAAGGTTATTCAAACGTCCCCGGTCGGGGTGCAGCTTCAAGCGCTGGGGTCTGTGTGTGCTGGGCTTCCACCAGCTGCGGATTTCTAGAATGCCTCTGCCCGTTGGTTCGCGCTGGGCAGCACGTCAGGACCGGCAGCGGTTCCCATACGGTGAACCTATATCGTCCTGCACTTATCCCCTCGGGCTGAGCCTCTGTGGGGGCTGCTGACTTCGATCAGTCGTGACGGAGCTGATAGAGGACGCCGTTCGCAATCTGGGCGTCGTAGCCGTCCAGCTCGACGAACTTGGTCACGCCATCGGCATCAGCGGCAACGGCCACGCCAAGAGCGTTGACCGCGTCCTGGAGAGCTTCCCCGGTGGACAGGACGGCCGAAGCGAGGCCGGTCTCGTTGAAGTAGACGGTCACGCCATCGTGCGTCAGGGAGACCTTGTCGAGGCCTGGGGTTGCGTCAGCCACATAGGCTTCGACGGCGGTGTTGAAGGCCTCAATGGCGAGCTGGAGGTCTGCGGGTTCGGCCATGGGCCTTTACCTTTCTATGATTTCTGGATGAGCCGGAACGGCAATCGGCCCTCAGTCGAGGACCAGGGTGTAACGCTTGTACTGGCGACCGCTGACAGGATGGGCCTGAAACGCGGACTCGATCTTGTACCCGGCCGTCCGAAGCTCAGCGATGCGGCGTGTAAACGAGCCGCTGTTGATGTCGATGTCCAGGAGGGCCTCACGCGGCGATGCGGTGCCTTTGGCCTGGAGATAGTCGAGGACCTCTTTGGCCCGTGGTGTCAGATGGGGCATGTTCGTCGGTCTTTCTCAGTTGGAGAACGGGACGTCGGGGTGTGCTGCTCGAAGGCGGCGCTGGTTGAGCGCCCTCTCGAACGCGAAGTAGCGGTGAGACGGCGTCAGGTAGGCCGTGTAGGCGTCTTCAATGTGCCGATAGGCCTCAATGCAGGCCTTGTGCGCCTCAACCATCCCCTGCTCCAGCTGCTCGTCCGTCATGTCGGCCGCTAGGTGATCTAGCTGGGCCACGAGGGACTGAACGCGCTTATGAGAGCCGGGGCGGTCAAGGCGCGGCGGGCGGTCGAAACTCACAGGTTGGCGTACTCCGCCTTGGCATCGAACGAAGGGCAGGCCTTGGCCACCTTGGGGAAGTCCCGGTGCCCTTGGATCACAGCGCCCTTGTATTTGGCCTTGAGGCTGCGGAGGAGCTGCTTGAGGGCGTCCTTCTGCTCGGGGGTCCGGGTGTCTTTCGGGTGGCCGTCTCGATCAACACCTCCGATATAGACCACGCTCAGCGCCTCGCTGTTGTGCCCGGCGACGTGGGAGCCGATAGCGCCTTCAGGCCGCCCGGTCTCAATCGAGCCGTTCAGGTGGACGACGTAGTGATAGCCGATGCCTGCCCAGCCCTGCTTCAGGTGCCAGCCGTCAATATCGGTGGCGTCGAAGTGCTTCCCCTCGGGCGTTGCCGCACAGTGGACCGCGATGAAGCGGGTATGAGGGCGTGGGCGGACGGGGCGGCCTTTCGGCCACGCGAAGATGCGTTGGGTCACTGAGGGTCTCTCTTTCAGGATTGATCAGGCAGCGGCGTTGGCGAGGGCCTTGTGCCGCGAAGGGTCGTTGGGCTCGTCCACCCAGGACTGGGGGATGAGCTTGTCGGCGAACGGGATGCTCCGCTTGGTGCACCAGTCCGCGTATGTTGTCTTGGAGCCCTTGCGAATCGGGCTCTTGGACCGGCTGAACACGAAGCGAATATCGAGCCCAGGATGCTGGGCCTTGATCAGCTCGTGCTTCTTTCGGTCGTCGACGTCGAAGATACCCTTGGTCTCAACGATGATCCCGTTCTTGAGGATCAGGTCGGGCGTGTAGGTGTGGTCGGTCGCGGGCTTATGGTAGCGGACCTTGACCTCTTCGTAGCGGTACGGGACCCCGCGCTCGTCGAGGTCCCGCATGTTCGCTTCTTCTAAGCCGGATCGCCAGGTAACTGCCTTGCGTCGTGGCTTAGATGTCGAGGCCACCGTTGTCGTCCGTGTCCTCTTCGTCCGTGCTGTCGTCTGCGTCGATGTTCAGGTCGTCGTCATCGTCCTCGTCGGAACCATAGGTGAACCCACCGCCGTCATAGGCAGAGAAGTTCGCGCCCTGGCCACCGCCCTTGACGAGCTTGATGAGCTGGACGCCCGTGAGGGTGAACTTGAGGCCGACTGTCTCGACCTCCTCGACCTCGCCGTCCGCGTTGCGGATTTTCTCGGTGCGGGTGTAATCCGTGAAGAAGCCCTGAAGCAGGCCTTCCGAGCCCGCGCCGATCTTCAGCTTCTTGAGGGCCTTCTCGGGGATGGGCGTACCGGCCGCGTCACAGATGGTCGGGGCGTACTGCGAATTGGTACGGAACATGAGCTTGCCGGTGGGTTCCCGCTTGCCCTTGTCGTTCTTGGCCGTTTCCTTCTTCAGCGGGAGCTGGGTGCCCTTCGCTGAAAGTCCGAACTGCTTGAGGGTGTCCTTGATGACTGCCTCAGCGCTCTTGGCGGCTGGGGATGCGGGATCGCAGATGCCGTCGACCTTGTACTTGTTGTCGGCGTACTGGCCCTCACTGTCCGGCGAGGTCAGGTGAGGATAGGCAAAAACGAATGGGCCAACTGTGGCCTGAATGCGTGGCTTCTTAGCCATGGTGTTTAGAGAAACTCTTGTGTGCTGATAGGCTATGATCGGCAAATATCGCCGAGTGTGGTGAAAGGTGAAGCTGGTAACTCAGCTTCCAAGGAATGCGGCTATCCGCGCCTGGTCCGACAAGGCGCTGTCGGCGTCGTCGCCCTCTTTGAGGACTCTTTTGACCGCATTCCGTGGTAACTGAGCGGCTGGCTATGTGTGCCGCGTGGTCTACATGGCAGCCTCCCGTCGCTCGTGACGTCCCCCAAAAGCAAACCACCCGGAACCTTTCGGAACTGGGTGGCCTGGGAGGTAGATGTGCATACGTCTGCACTAATGCACACTCGGCGATTGTTGCCGGGTGTGTAGAGGCTAGGCAAATGCGTATAGAGACTGGCGGATCAGGCTGAGTTCAAGGTCGCCTTTGGTTGGGATTGGGGGCAGCTTTTCGATGCCTTCATCCGAGAGGACCGAGCGGGCGTGGCGGTCGATCTCCTGAAGCGGACAGTATCCCTCGTACATCTCAATGAAGGCCTCCCGGATCACCCGGCCGAAGAGGTCCATATTGCCCGCATGGGTGCCGAAGCTGTCATGGATCATGGCGAAGTGCCTGATGCCCTGCTCCTTCGCGCGGACGACTGAAAGCTGGAGGTGGGCAGCGTCCATTGAGTGAATGACGTTCGGTGAGGAGGCTGACCGCATCTTCTTTTTGTTGATCCGCTTGGTGGGTGCTTCGCGCACCAGCATCGTCACCCGCGTCAAGACGTTTCCGGCAGCGTCGACCTTATCGGTGCTGGTGGGCACCAGGACCTTCCGGTCATAAAGCCATGTGTTGACGACCTTGGAGGTGTACTCACTATACCGCTGGATGATTGGCATCCCTGTGGGCGACGTCCAGGTCAATGAGAGGCTCTCGTGCGCGAGGATCGCAGCGACCGCCTGGACCCAGCTGGCTGCCTCATCGGCCTTGGGGGCCACGCTGACCACCGCCTGGTACGTGTGGGCCGCCAGGACCTGAGCGCAGTTGAAGCCACCGTCCGCCTGGAGGGAAATCTCCCCGGTGTCCTTGTCCGTTCGCTGCACGTCGAACTCGTAGGGGTGCTGCTCCCGCTTCCGCAAGGCGACCTCATCGGCCAGGGGCTGCATCGTGTCCTTCATGTGCTGATCGCGCATTCCGAACTTTCCGCTCCCGTAGAAGTAGGTCATCACGTTCCGCTTCACGTCTGAGCGGCCGAAGCCGACCTCCAGGATGCGCTGGGCGTAGACGTCGCCGTTGTCCGCCGCGATCTTCAGGGTCGGAAGGGCGGCTTCGGCCGTCAGCTGGTAGATGTCGCCGACCGTGTCCCGAGGCACCAGGTTGACGTGGTGCGCCTCCTCATAGGAGCGGGTGATCGCCGAATAGTGCTGAAGGCCCGAACAGCTCCCATCCGCCGCGATGGGGATATGCGAGACGAAGTCCTGGGAGAAGCCAGACTGCATCCAGGCATCATACTCGAAGCAGGCCTGGAGGAAGCAGAACGGGCTATCGGCCTTCGACCATCCTCCCAGCTCGCTGTCGTCGAGAAAGGTGCCCTGGGGGTCTCGGGCGTACATCAGGACTTCCAGCTCATGCTCCCGGACCCAGGCGATCCTCTCGGCGAAGGGCTTCTTGGAGGCCTTCCCGAAGTCGCCGCAGTTGGCGAGGTGGATCATGAGCCAGTCGCCGCCATTGGCCCCCAGCGGGACGCCCTCGGCGAACTGGAAGAGCGCCTTCATGTGGTCGGCCCTCTGGAAGTTGAAGTAGGGCACAGCGTAGACGCGGGACCTCCAGTCCAGATTATGGGGGATGTAGAAGCCCCCCTGCTCCGCCAGGAACTGCGCGGTGTCCATGTCCACCGCAAAGACCGCCCCCTCGACGCCAGCGGCCTGCCGGATGTTCCTAAGGTTCTGGTGCTGCCTGGCGAGGGCAATCCGCTCCCGCTTGGTCATCGCCGCCCACGCCTCGTCTGAGGCCCTGGGAGGCATCTCAGGGAGCGATGAGGCCGGAAAGGACGGAGAGGGCCGAGCGCCGACCGAACGTGTCCAGAGGACGGCCTCCAGGACGCGGGTGTCGATGGCGTAATGCGTCTCCTGGATCGCGTTCAGGGCTTCCAGGACGATGTCCATCTTGCCCTCGGTGATTGCCTTGCTGATCGCCTGGCGGTGGGCGCTGCTCTTGACCTTGGCGAGCGGGACGGTCTTGGAGAGCCGAACGTCCTCGTAGCAGCCGGTGTGGAACGAGACCCAAGGGCGCGGAGAGGTCAGCATGGGCTGGTGGAGCGGACGAAGCCAAGCGGCGGCGTCGACCATGCTGTTGAGAAGCTCGGCGGCCTCTTCGGTGAGCTGCACGACCTTCGGCTTGTCGGGGTGGATGCTGACTTGGAGGAAGATGTCCTTCAGCTCGATCAGGAGGACGCCAAGCACCGCACCGCCCGTCAGGGCCTTCCGGTCGCGAGGCCACTTGAGCTGAACGCCGAGGGCCTCAGCGATCTTTCCGTGCCGCCTGGCGTTGGCGGTTTCCTTGGCCTCTCCCTCGGCGAGCGCCAGGTAGCGCTTGGCCGCCTTCTTGTCCTTCTCCATGATCGCCCGGCCTTCCAGCTCGACCATGATGTTGTTGCCGATGTCCTCACAAATGTCCTGGAGATTGCCGCCCTTGGCGATGTGGTGGAACGTCCGGCTCAGCGACACGTAGGCCACGAGGTCAGCGTCCAGGAGCTGAAGGGGCTTGAAGGCCACGGACTTTCGCCCCTTGGCCACCGCCGCCTGTTCCATCCACTTTCGGAGACCGGCAGCGACCAGGGGGATGGCCCCCTTGATCAGCTTGGCGACCGCGTCGGTCTTCTCGAAGCCTTCCCGCTTGGCCTTGCGCTCTTGGGCTTCTCGGTACCTTTCAGCCCCCAGTGAAAGGGCCGCATCCTCAAGGCTGAACTCTACGTCTCTTGTATCATCAAGGTACAA